GTTGCTACAGAGTATGGTCAAAAAGCTATTGATACGATTAACAGTGCACTAGACGGTGTTAATGATGTATTAAGTGATTTACAAGACGCTATTGACAAAGGTCTTGATACTATTTCTGATTTAGCTAACCAAGCTGTTAGTAAGATTAATGAAGGTATCTCGAAGATTACAGCTTATGCAGATGAAGTTGTGCAGATGATTGAAGAAGAAGCTGCCCTTATTGCAGAGTACCTTAAAACGAATATCAATGGGTTCTTAGCAGGTATCTTACCAGACTGGTTTGATGATGCTTGTAAAACTGGTGTAATTGATGCTATTGCAACACCAGAAATGAAGAACGCATTACAGAAATAATGGAAGATTAACCCTAAAAGGTAAGGGAGCAGTTTGCTAAACTGCCAGTAGCTGAGAAATCGGTGTACCAGTTCAAGTCTGGTATCTTCCTCCAATTTGAATCCGTGACAGAAATGGCTATGTGCCTGTCTGCAAAACAGGTTTATAAGGGTTCGAGTCCCTTCGGATTCTCCAAGTTATTTTACTCTCTCTCAATTAAAATAATAATAATGCCCTGCTATAAGTATTCTTCCTTTCGCTACCGAAGAGTATTTTTAGACAGGGCTTTTTTACAGAGTTATACTTTATAGGAAGACTTATACAGTATGTCTCTGACGTACATTGTGGTTTCTCCTTGACGGTCTCTGTGCCGTCTTTTTTAAGGGGAAACAAGATTAATTATTTGGAGAAAACATAATGAGCGAGAACGTTTATAAAGAACTTTATGAAGCTAACAAGAAGTTAGAGTTTATGCAGAATACTATCATGGCAATTGCAGATAGATTATCTGTAGCAACAGGTATTGATATTAAAGAAGCATCTATGGATGCACTTCTTGATGCTGTTGATGCAAAGTTCGAAGTTAAGAAAGAAGAGACTGCTACAGACTCTGAATAATTCTATTTGCGGAGGCGCTTAATGGACTTAAATGCTGTTAAGCAGAAGCGAGTGGAAGATGTTAGGAAAGTCCTAGCTGGAGAGTTGGGGCTTTCTGATGAAGTAAAAGAAATTATCAAATCATTCGGTAAAGACCCCTCTAAATTCCTTCCAACTCAAATTCTGACTTTATTAAGATACACACCAGACCAAGTTCGCCTTATCTTTAAATTGATGACTGATAAGAACTATGTAGCCCCTCAACCGGGTTCTCAAGAGGTCTTTTTAAATACTAATGCTGACTTGGTTCTCTATGGTGGTGCTGCTGGTGCTGGTAAAACTGCCGCATTGTTAATGGACTCTTTAAGGTTTATTGAAGACCCTAACTATAATGCTGTATATTTCCGTCGAAATACAACACAGTTACAAGGTGGTTTGTGGCCTGCTGCAAAGAAACTATTTGGTAAGTTTGGTGGGGTTCCTCACGAGCAGAAGATGACTATCACATTCCCTTCTGGGGCAACTATTAAGTTCACCTACTTAGAACTTGAAAAGCACGCTGAAGGTCATCAGGGTATTGAATACTCAGCTATTTACTTTGACGAAGGTACACACTTCTCTGCTTCACAGATTTCATACCTACAAACCCGTCTACGTTCTGGTGCTGAAGGTGATTCATACATGAAGATTTCCATGAACCCAGACAGAGACCATTTTATTTATGATTGGGTAGAACCATTCTTAGATGAAGAAGGTTATCCAGACCCTGAAAAGTGTGGTCGTATTCGTTGGTATGTAATGAACGATGGTGTGATGGTTTCTGATTGGGAGAGAGACAAGATTCTTGAAATGTTCCCTCTTGAGATTCCTCAAACATACACCTTCATCTCTGGTACGATTGATGATAACCCAATTCTTGACTTCTTAGAACCAAAGTATCGCGGTAAGCTTGAAAACAACACTTCTGTAAACGTTGCAAGACTTCGTTTCGGTAACTGGAAGGCTCGTGCAGAAGGTTCAAACTATTGGCAAAGACAATGGTGTGAAATTGTTGATTCACTCCCAGAAGATGTATTTGATGTTAGAGCATGGGACTTAGCAGCAACTTTACCATCTGAGGTTAACCCTAATCCAGACTGGACAGCAGGTGTTAAGATGGGTAAATCTAAAAAAGACGGTTGCTATTATATCATTGATGTAGTAAGATTTAGAGATAGACCCTCTGGAGTCGAAACACAAATTAATTTGACTGCTGAAAGTGACGGTAAGCGAACTGGTATTTTTATCCCTCAAGACCCAGGCGCTGCTGGTAAATCCTACGCAACATCCCTCATCAGGAAACTTGCCGAGAAAGGCTATCGAGCAAGAGCTAAACCAACAAATAAAGATAAAGTTACCCGCTTTGCGGGATTTTCTGCTGCTTCTGAAGCTGGACTTGTAAAAGTCTTGAGAGGTAGTTGGAATGAAGCTTACTTTCAAGAGCTTGAAGGCTTTTGTGGTGATGGCAAAACTAAAGATGACCAAGTGGATGCTACCAGTGATGCTTTCAACAGTCTTAACGAAGTTAAATTATTCAAGCCACCATCAATGGGTGCTCACACAGACTTAGTGAGAGGAAACCCATATGAGGGGCTTAGACGTTGATAGCTAGGTGAGAAGAATGGCAGATATTACAGAAACACAAGAAAGCTTACCACCATTTAGAATGGGTGAAGTAGGTTCTTTGGGTCTGAAGGTTAAGAATGGAAGAATCTATGAAGAACCTCGTCAGGCACTAAGGTTCCCTGAAAGTATTAAAACTTTCCAATTAATGATGCGTGACCCTGCTGTAGCAGCATCTGTAAATATTATTAAGATGTTTGTCAGAAAAGTCAACTGGAGATTCGTACCTCCAAAGGGAAAAGAGCAAGACCCTAAAATGCTTGAAAGAGCAGACTTCTTTAATTCTTTAATGGATGACATGGAGCATGATTGGGCAGATTTTATTAATTCTGTAATGTCATTCTGCACTTATGGGTTCTGTGTTAACGAGAAAGTTTATAAGAAGCGACAGGGTAAAAAAGGAAAGTACCAGTCAAAATTTGATGATGGTCTAATTGGATGGGCTAAATTACCAATCAGAAACCAATCAACACTTGATAAGTGGTATTTTGACGAAGACTTTAGAAAAGTTACTGGTGTTAGACAGAATCTTAGAAATGTTTCACATATTGCTGGAGCAATTAATCTCGGAGAAAGACCACTGACAAGAAAACTTCCACGAGCTAAATTCATGCTGTTTAAGTATGACGATGAATATGGAAATCCAGAAGGTCGTTCACCATTACTTAATGCTTATGTACCGTGGAAGTATAAAGTTCAGATTGAAGAGTATGAAGCTGTTGGTGTTTCAAGAGACTTGGTAGGTATGCCAAAGATTGGTTTACCACCAGATTATCTGGATGAAAATGCAGAACCTGAAAAGAAAGCTTTCGTACAATACTGCAAAACTGTTGTTAACGATATGATTGCTAATGACAGAGCAGGTTTAATCTGGCCTAGATATATCGACCCAGATACTAAAGAGGATATTTTTGAGTTCTCATTAGTTTCTAGACAGGGTGCTAAAGCATACGATACAGGTTCTATTATTGACAGATATTCCAAGCAGATTATGATGGCATTTATGTCAGATGTTCTTGCTATGGGTCAGTCAAAATACGGTTCATTCTCTCTTGCAGATTCTAAGACAAGCTTACTAGCAATGTCAGTAGATATTCTGCTGAAGCAAATTAAGAACGTAATTAACCGTGATTTAGTTGCACAGACTTATGCTCTTAATATGTGGGACGATGAAGAACATGTACAAATCACATATGATGATATCGAAACTCCAGACCTTGAAGCAATTGGTTCTTATATTCAGAAGACTGTTGCAGTAGGTGCTTTGGAAGTTGACAAAGAGCTATCTAACAAGCTTAGAGAGCATATTGGTCTTCCTCCTGCTGATGAGTCTCAGCCAGTATCTGAAAAGCTTTCTCCAAATAGCCAAAGCCGTTCAGGAGATGGTTATAAGACCGCTGGAGAAGGTACTGCAAAGACACCTTCAGCGAAAGACCCAAGCACAGCAAATAAGGCAAATAAATAATGGCTGAAGTTATCTCTATTTCAAATGCTACACGAGTGCATTCGTATAGAGGTGTTCTTATTATCACTGACAAATTATCTGTAGAGGCTGGCTCAAGGGTCAGCCTTTCAGGTTACGTAAGTGACGGTGGAACCTCTGACGTTTTCACTATTTGTAGGTTACTTGATGCTCCAATGAGTGGAAAACCGTTTATTTCAGGAAATTGTAGTGAAATTGTTAAAATTCCATTTGACAGTTCATGCCTTTTGGGTGTAAAGTTATATAACTGCGAGAATAAACGTATCAATGTTAAAAGCATTGAAGCCGCTTTCATTACCCTCGACACTGCATTTCAATCTCCAATGACAGTTAATAAAGAAACAAACAGACTTGAATACATTTTTTCACAAAATGATTACAAAGTACTTGTCAAAGGTAAAGTAGATGATATGATTGTAAATGTGGTAGATGAATCTGGTAACCATTCAACAGTCCTTAAACAAAAAGTAAGGTTTAATTAATGGGAACATTAACTATTGATGGTAAGAATAAAATCCTCGCCACGCTAACCCCAACGACTATTATTTTACACAATGTAGACCCAACGGCAGACCCTACAGCAAATAAGGTTACTCAGCCAGTGGCTATTTATTTTTCTGAACCGGATAATGGCTTAATTGCCTCAGAAGACACAGTTAACATTACTGTTCCAGCTTCTGCAACGGTCTCACACTATAGCTTGTGGGATGCTAACGATAAATGCGTGGCAACTGGTGCTCTTAGCAAACCTCAATTCTTCGCTGAAGAAGGTATCTATGTTATCTCTTCAGTCTCTGTAGATTTAAACAAATAGGGTGAGTAAAAATGAGTTCGAATATCTTCAGACTTGCTGATAGATTATTCAACCAACCTTTACTAGCCACTGAATCATTAGCTCACTCAGCAGCAACTTATGTGAATAACAGATTGCTGGGTGATGTCCAAGCAGCAGTAAACTTTGATAAACCCAAAGGTGAAGCAAGAAGTCTTTTAAAAGTAAAAGATGACATTGCTATTATCCCTATTATGGGTGGTTTAACCCATCGTATGACATTCATTGATGCAATGTGTACAGGTGGACTAAGCTCTTATGAAGGTTTGCGTAGAGGCTTTGACGAAGCTTTAGCAGATGAGTCAATTAAGACTATTGTTCTGCACATTGATTCTGGTGGTGGTGAAGCTTCAGGTTGCTTTGAATTAGCACGTCACATTATGGCTTCAAGAGGCCAAAAGAAAATTATTGCCTATGTAGATGAGTTCGCTTGTTCCGCTGCATATGCTCTTGCATCTTCTGCTGAAGAAATTATTGCATCACCAGATGCAGATGTTGGTTCTATTGGTGTAATTATGGTTCATCAGGAATTAACTAAGGCATTTGAAAAGAATGGCGTAACAATTAACGTCATCAAAGCTGGTGAGTTTAAAGGCATGGGTTCACCATTCCAAGCACTCTCAGAAGAAAGCAAAGAAAGACTTCAAAAGAGAATTAATGATACCTACGCAACCTTTACAGGTTTTGTAGCCGAATCTCGTAATCTCTCTGAAGAAGCTGTAAAGAATACTGAGGCGAATGTTTATTCTGCTCAGGAAGCTCTTGAACTTGGTTTAATTAACTCAATCATGTCTCAAGATGATTTCTTAAATTACTTACAAGGTTCTGAAGAGGCTCCTGTAAGTTTAAACGTTAACAATTCAGGTGAAGAAATGACTGAACAAGAAAAGCAAGAACTAGAAGCTTTGCGTCTTCAGGTTGCTCAAATGAAAGCTAAAGAACAGGAAGCTGCTTTGTCAGATTTGACTAACAAGATTTCTGCTTCTGCTGAAGCTTTTGGATTTGATGCAAAAGAAGCTGCAACGACTATTTTAGGTGCTGGTCTTGATAACCCTCTGAGTGTTCTGTTTATGAATGCTATGGAAGGTGCTAACCAGAAACTTAATGAAACTATCGCGTCCCATGCTTCTGCAATGGAAGAAAAAGAATCAGAAATTACCAAGTTGAAAGAAACTGCTGGTGCTGTTCTTGAACATTCCAACGCTATGGAAGAAGTGGGTAATGACGGCGAAGCTGATTTGGTTGAAGAAGAAAAAGAACCAGCTAAAAATGCTTCCGAAGACACCGCTGAACAACGCAAACTGGCTCTCCAGAATGCTCTAAAATCTCTTATCAAATAAGGAACACAATAATGGCATATCAAGGTTTTACTAAGTTAGGTAACAGAGAACCTCTGAATGATATCATTCTTTGGGAACAGATTACCCCAACAGGCCACTCTCGCAAAGAGTACACTCCGGTTGCTTCAACAGAATACCGTGTAGGTGAAGTTCTGAAAGCAGATGGTACTAAGGTTACAGCAGGGCAAGAAGCTCAGGCTGATTCAGTATGTATCGTTAACTTTTATGCAGACCTGCAACTGTCTTACCACGGTCAGTTGAAAGTGGTTGGTATTTACCGTGACGCAGAACTAAAAGACCTGCTTACTCTTGAATCAGGTGTTGATGCTGATGCAGTCAAGACAGCTCTGGCTGCTAAAGGTATTGATTTCGTACCAACTGGCCTGTAATAACAATAATAAGACATTCTGGAGAATTTTACAATGTTGACTAATTCTGAAAAAAGCAGATTTTTCCTTGCTGACCTGACTGGTGAAGTCCAGTCTATCCCAAATACTTATGGGTATATTTCCAACTTAGGTCTGTTCCGTTCAGCACCAATCACCCAAACTACTTTCCTTATGGACTTGACTGATTGGGATGTTAGCTTGCTTGATGCGGTAGACCGTGATAGCCGTAAAGCAGAGACTAGCGCACCTGAGCGTGTTCGTCAAATCAGCTTCCCAATGATGTACTTCAAAGAAGTTGAAAGCATCACTCCTGATGAAATTCAGGGTGTACGTCAGCCAGGCACTGCAAACGAACTGACTACCGAAGCTGTAGTACGTGCTAAGAAGCTGATGAAGATTCGTACCAAGTTCGATATTACTCGTGAGTTCCTGTTTATGCAAGCTCTGAAGGGTAAAGTTGTTGATGCTCGTGGTACTCTGTACGCTGACCTGTACAAGCAGTTCGACGTCGAGAAGAAGACTATTCACTTCGACCTTGACAATCCTAATGCTGACATTGACGCTGCTATTGAAGAACTGCGTATGCACATGGAAGACGAAGCTAAGACTGGCACTGTAATCAACGGTGAAGAAATTCACGTAGTCGTTGACCGTGTATTCTTCAGCAAACTTGTTAAGCATCCTAAGATTCGTGACGCTTATCTTGCACAGCAGACTCCACTGGCTTGGCAGCAGATTACTGGTTCTCTGAGAACTGGTGGTACTGACGGCGTTCAGGCTCATATGAACACTTTCTACTACGGTGGTGTTAAGTTTGTCCAGTACAACGGTAAGTTCAAAGACAAGCGTGGTAAGGTTCACACTCTGGTGAGCATTGATGGTGTAGCAGCAACTGTTGGTGTAGGTCATGCTTTCCCTAACGTTTCTATGCTGGGTGAAGCAAACAACATCTTCGAAGTGGCATATGGTCCATGTCCTAAGATGGGTTATGCAAATACACTTGGTCAGGAACTGTACGTATTCGAATACGAAAAAGACCGTGACGAAGGTATTGACTTTGAAGCTCACTCTTACATGCTGCCATACTGCACACGTCCTCAGTTGCTGGTAGATGTTCGTTCTGACGCTAAAGGTGGCTGATAAACTTAGGAGGGTTATGAATGTGTTATACAGGCGACCCAGCCAATAACCCTCTTGATAGAGTAAGAATCCTCTGCACAGACACCAATAATGATGAGATTCTTATTGAGCAGTCTGTGCTAGAGTGGTTCTATCTAGAATCTGGAAAGGATGAAAAGAAAGCAGCCATCAAAGCTCTTAAATATTTACTCTTTCAAGTAGCCAAGATGGGAGATGAGAAGGTTGGTGGTGTTTACTTGCGTAACTCTTCCAGATTCAAATCTCTGAAAGCTGTTTATGATGACCTTGTTAAAAGCTCTGTTTCAGGACTACCCTATGCAGGTGGTATTAATCAGTGTGATATTGACATGCGTCGTCAGAATCCTTGCTCTGTCAAGAAATACACAGAATATGGTGATGCTGCCAGATACGAAGGCAGAGATTACTGCAACCGTGTTAATGGCGTATTTATTATCGAGCGAGATGAATAATGGTTAAAAGGGTTATTCACCCCGCTAGAGCAAAATTAGTCGGGGCTATGAAGAACTTGCAAACGGCTAATGCTCAAGTTGGGTATTTTCAAGAACAAGGTCAACATAGCTCTGGTTTTTCTTATCCTGCTTTAATGTATTTACAAGAAGTTATTGGGGTTCCTTCAGCTTCTGGTAAAGTATATCGTAGGTTGTTTGAAATCACTATGATGCTAAACAAACAGGCCTTGTTAGAGCAGACTAAGAAGAATCTATATAAGCAACTTAGCAGTCTCAACACAGACCCTTCAGATACCTTAGAAGCATTTGCAAAGAATGCTCAAAAGGCAATTAAAAGGGGTTTTGGTAATTCTGCTATCCTCCCTCCTAATGCACCTTCCACAGTCAAGAAAAAAGGCTTTAACGCACCTCTTGTTGAGACAGGTGACTTAAGGGATAACCTTGCTTATAAAATTTCTACTAAGAAGGGTATTAAGAAATGAGACTCTTAAACAGACACAGCTTTGTAGTAAAGCGTAAAGTCTCTGAAGACGGTTATTATAATGATGATGGTGATTGGGTAGCTTCACAAGATATTGTTGAGGTTAACTGTAAAGGTAATATCCAGCCATATATCAAAGGTTCTGTAAAGAATGGTACACAGATTGCTTTACCGGAGGGTATTAGACTTACCGATACAAGAATCCTGTATACCACATATAAACTTAGAACTTCAGACGATGTAGAGTGGAATGAGTCTGACATTGTTATGATTGATGGTCATGAGTATGAAGTATTTATGACTATGGATTGGTCACAGCAATTAGCCCATACGTCCCATTATGAATATATCATTATTAGAAGGGATAAAATGAATGCAGTTAGAAACAGCAGAACTTGAAAAAGGTCTAGTTAGAACCTTAGTGGATGTTATTGGTCACAGACTAGCTCGTGATAAAAATAATAGACCGAATGTAATTAGAGCTTACCCTTCTGATAACTCAAATGACAAAGGTTTAAAACCTGACCAGCCATTTATTACCGTATACTGTCAAGATGCTGCAACACCTTATGGTTGGGTTCTTGATAAGTTTGTTGAGGATGATGTAGTTTGCTACAGAATTGCTTTTCAGATTCCTGTATTGATTACGGTAAATGGTAAGGGTGCTCACAGTATCATGCTTGAGCTTAAACAACGATTAGAGATGAGTTCAGTCAGAGATTTAATCCTTGAAGAAACGGGGGCCACAGTACTAGATACTGGAGCAATCCCGAATGACTATACTTATCTCAATACAGATTTCGAAAATTCTGCACCTCTTGTTGTAACTCTTGTAAAAAATTCAGTCCTGAAAGATGAACGTGGAAGTATTATTGAGCGTGTCATTGCTGATGGTGAGTTAGTTTACGAAGAAGGACAAGAGCCACCAGAATATACTATCCATCTAGATGTAGACTCCAAAGGGGTAAAATAAATGTGGAATCCAATTGTTAATGTAGATATTACATTGAACACCGCAGGAACTACAAGAGAAGGTTTTGGTTTGCCACTATTCTTAGCTTCAACAGATAACTTTGAAGAAAGAGTACGTGGCTACACTTCCTTAACTGAAGTTGCTGAAGATTTCGATGAGAGGTCTGCTGCATATAAGGCTGCTAAACAACTTTGGAGTCAGACTCCTAAAGTAACTCAGCTTTATATTGGTAGACGTGCTATGCAGTACACTGTATCAATTCCTGATGCCGTTACTGAAAGCACAGACTACTCAATTACTGTAGCTGTTGGTGGTGGAATCTCTCAACCACTCCAGTATACAGCACAAAGCTCAGATACTGCTGAGGTAGTTTTGCAACAGTTTAAAACACAGATTGAAGCTGACCCAACAATCAAAGATAAGGTTTCTGTGAACGTAACTGGTAGTGCTGGTTCTGCTACAATGATTATTACCAAATCTGGTGATAATGACTTTGTGAAAGCAACAACCACAGCACAGACTGTATATATTGCAAGTACAACTGCCGATACCGCAGCAACCGCTCTGGCAGCCATTGAAGCTTATTCTACTGACTGGTATTTCATTGCAGCAGAAGATAGAACTCAACAGTTTGTCTTAGCAATGGCTTCTGAGATTCAAGCTCGTAAGAAAATCTTCTTTACAGCTAACTCAGATGTAACAGCACTACAGGGCACAGAATTGGCTAGTGCAAATGATGTTCCAGCACAGCTTGCTAAGAGCATGTACACTCGTACAGTTTGTTTGTGGCATCACACAGCAGCAGAAGACTATCCAGAAATGGCATACATTGCTTATGGTGCTCCATATGATGCAGGGTCAATTGCTTGGGGTAATGCACAGCTCACTGGTGTAGCTGCTTCTCTACAACCAACTAATAAGAGACCACTAACAAGTATTCAGAAATCTGCTTTAGATGCACGTCACTGTAACTTTATTGACCTTGATGGTGGTGTTCCAGTGGTTCGTAGAGGGATTACTTCTGGTGGGGAATGGATTGATATCGTCCGTGGTGTTGACTGGTTAGAATCAGACCTGAAAACTGCTCTGAGAGACTTGCTAATTAACCAGAAGGGTGGTAAGATTACTTATGATGATACTGGTATTACTCGTATTCGTCAAGTCATTGAAACCTCTCTGCAAAGAGCAGTCAACAGAAACTTCCTGTCATCTTACACAGTTAATGTTCCTAAAGCCTCTCAAGTTGCTTTGGCAGACAAGAAAGCTCGTATCCTGAAAGATATTACCTTCGCAGGTATCTTAGCAGGGGCTATCTTGGATGTTGACTTGAAAGGTACAGTGGCTTACGAATAATAGAGGTAAATTGGAATGGCTATGTATCAGCAATATTCCCCTAAAGACGTTGTATGTAGCTGGAATGGTATTGCCATTGAAGGCTTTGCCCCAGATTCATTCTTGCGTCTACAGAGAACATCACCGCTTGTGACACCAGTTGTTGGTGCAGGTGGTCAAGTTGCTCTGACAAGAAATGCAGACAAGACAGGTACTATTGAGATTGAGTTAATGCAGACTTCTCTCTCTAACCAGATGCTTTCTGCAATTCAAGCTAAACAAGACAATATGGAACTTGAAGAAGATATCTCTTCTAACTTCGTAATCTACGACCCATCAGGCTCTGTTCTGGCAACTGGTATTAATGCTTGGTTGCAGGAATTACCGCAGATTGAACTTGGTCGTGACCAGAACTCTAAAACTTGGATTTTTGGTTGTGAGAAGTTAGACTACACTTCTACAATTCCAGCGTCAAGTGTTTAATAAATCCTATAAGGGGGAGACTTTAAAAGGTCTTCCCCTTTTTTGTTTCTTTTAAAAGTATTAAGGAATCACAATGAAAACAGAATCTAGAGTAATTAACGGTAAGAAAGTGAATATCATTCTGCTTGGGGCAAGAGATGGTATTAAGATGTCTATGAAGTTGGGTAAAATTGTTGTTCCAACTTTTGCACAGATGCTATCAAGTCTGACTGACAAGGGTAAGAAAGAAGCTCCAATGGTTCCATTTAAAGAACTTGTTGAAGCTTGTTTTGACAGAATTGAAGAAATTAACCTTGAAGAGATGGCTACCTTATTATTTCAAGGGGCAACTGTTGACGACTTCCCACTTAATATTGATACGTACTTCCAAGCAAACTACGGTGAGTTTATTGATTACTTAGCATTTGCGCTGGAGGCAAACTTCGGAAGTTTTTTCGAAGCAAGCATTTTCAAAAGCCTAACTTCTCAGTAAACATGGGTAACACTCTACAGACACCACTAACTGATGCTGCTGTAGAGGCAACCTATGAAGAAGCAGACGAGATGAAATTTGTGCTTGCTATTTATGGTATGGAAGGGTGTAAAGAAACACTTGACCAACTCTTTGCTATGACATTCTCTGATTTATTATCATTGAGACAATTTCTTGAGATTCAGAGGTCGTATAAAGAGGAAATTGCTTACAACGAACTTAGAAGAGCAGGAAAAATGTAATGGCACAATATACAGTTGATAGCTTCATTGTGGAACTTGGTTTCAGTGAAAAGGTTATTAAGGGCTTGCAAAGAGTTGAGAAGATGTCTATGCAAGCTGCTCAACGTATTGAGAGAAATATTAATAAAGCCTTTGATGTGAAACCTAATAAAAGCTCTCAGGAAGCACTTAATAGAATTGTAAAAAATGCTCAGTCTGCTTCGGGCAGAATCAATAAAGCACTCAACAGTTCCTTGAACCTTGATTCACAAGGTGTTAAATCTCTTAAGAAACTTGAAACTCAAGCAAAAAAGACTGCAAAAGGTATTAACAAGTCCTTAAGAGATGCTATGAAGGTTGACGGTAAAATCACTATCAAGACAGGTAGAGGGAGAGGTGGACAGAGTATCCCTCCTGTTGGTGGTGGAGCACCCAGAGGTCCGAGAGTAGATGTTGCTCAGAGACAAATGGAAAGAATGTTTAACAACAACTTCTATTCAGGGTTAACCCGTAGACTGGAAACAATCGGTGGTCAAGGTAACCAAATGGCAGCCTCTTTCAGAGGGAGCTTGCAAAATATCTATAACAGATATAAAGGTACTGGTAAGGTTGGTGAGTATGAGATGGAAGTTAAAAAGCTCATCGACGTAACCAAACGTTGGGTTATTGCAGAAAATGCTAGACTAAAATCAGTTAAAGAATCAGCTTGGCTACAGGATAGAGCTAACGCATCATTACGTCAATTAGTTGGTGGATTTGTTTCAGCTTATGCTTTACTGGAACTCTCACAAAAAACTATTGAAGCTGGTGTTAAAAGGCAGTCTGCACAGTTAGCCTCTACAGCTATCTTTGGAGCAGATACACAGCAAGCCAGAATGTTCGCTGCATCATTCGCACACCAGATTGGTCAGAACTACACAGATACTATGAAGCAGTACTCAAACTTTGCTGCTGGTGCTCAGCCAACACTTGGTTTTCAGGGTACTCAAGAGTTCTATAAGAATGCTGCAATGTTTGCCCGTATCAGGGGTGCTACTGATGAAGACTTGAAAGGTATCATGGTTGCATTCCAGCAGATGGCGTCAAAAGGTAAAGTTCAGGCTGAAGAACTTCGTGGACAGTTAGGTGACCGTTTAGCAGGTGCTGTGCAGCTATTCGCTGATGCTATTGGTAAGACCCCACAAGAACTTGATAAGATGATGCAAGACGGTAAACTTCTTGCTCAAGATGTTCTACCAAAAGTATCTGAAAGAATGGCTGAACTTGTCAAGCAAGCAGGTGGTATGAATGCTGTATCTAAGCAAACTGCTACGTCAATGGGTCAAGCGAAGGCAATGTGGGATAACACACTTGTAGCATTGTTTAACAACTCTAGCGATGGTATTTCACAGTTGTCTAATTCTGTTGCAATGTTCTTACAAGGTTCTTTGGGTAGTACACAGGCTTTGGGTGTTGTGATTGGAAACCTGTTAAAAGGTGCTAGTAATCTGCTCGACTTCGTTACAGACTTCATGTACAGAACATCTGCATTATACTACTATGCAAGAGCTTGGTATAAAGACCTTGACAACAGTCAGCAAAAGCTAATCAAAAGTGCTGGTGAATTTCTGGGAACAGTTGTGACAATTGGTGGTGCAGTTGCTGTAGTATCAAAATCAGTCAAGCTCCTAAGTGGTTTGGTTGGTGGTGGTATCTTTGGTAAAATCTTACAGAGACTTGGTGTTAGTGCAGCAGGTACAGCAGCAGCAGGAGAAGCAGCCGCAGCAGCAGGTGGTGTTACAGCAACGAGAATGGCACTAGGTACTGTTGGTTCCGCATTAATGCTAAGAGGTTCTACAGACCCAAATGCTGCTAAAAACTACAGTGAAGTTACATTACCAAAACCATTTGAAAATGCTGTTGCAAATATTACAAACCCAAAAAGACCAATGTTCTTTGATGAGAACGGTCAACTTCAGTTTGCACAATACACTCAAGACGTTGAAGGCAACAGAAAGTTAATTGATAATGGTCTCTCTAATTGGGAGATTATCATGGAGAAGCTATCAACATCTATTGATAATTTTGCCAATAAGTTTAACCAGACACCAATGATGATGACACCTTCTGGTTTACCTATGCAGACTAAACAAACCCTGAATGTTACTTTCAATCTTGATGGTAAACAAATTGCTACTAAGATGGTGGATATTACTGACAAGAATCAAGAAGACATTCTTCTAAGTTCAAGCTATCCAGAGGAAGAATAATGTTATGGGATTCTAATATGCAAATCAAATATAGTGGCAAAGATGGCATCTATTTCCACTTAAGAGATAATGTAGATGCCTTCTTAACTTTATCAGCAACTGAAAACATGGAATTTGACAGCCCTATGCAGGTAACTACACAGAACATGCAATCAGGGCAAACCGTAACAGATAACGTGCAAAGAGCACCCAGAACAATCACTATTAGTGGTGTCGTTGTAGTTGGCTACGAAGGGAGCTTATTATTAACTCGTCAGGGTCAATTAGTAGAAAACTTCATCGACACTCTTGAAAGCTGGCGTGACCAGAAACAAATTATTTCTGTCATCTGTCGAGACGGTATCAAAATTGATGATTCCATTATTACGAGTTTTAAAGCCTCTAAAGATGTTGGAATTTCAAATGGTCTAAGAATCCAGCTAACTTTTCAGGAAATTAACTTTAAAGCTATTGTAGGGCAAACTGATGTTTCAGCAGCTACTGGAAAGACCGCTACCACGAATGATGGTGGTGCTACCAGTAAAAAGAATACAGGGAACACTACAACAAGTTTAGGTAATGGTAAACTGAATTGCCAGTTGCTATTTGACCTAGATGCTAATGGTGTAAGGGAACTCACTAGTGCTGAAGACAATGCTCTTGCAAAATGCTCAATGTCTGCAAAGACAAGAAAAGGTGTTACCACATTCAGTGACGAGGCTGAAAAAAATGCTGGAGCAGCATTAAATAGGACTGCTGGGACTGGAAAGGCATTGCAAAAGCACTCAGTGAATCCAAATAAGAAGGGGACTTATTAATGTCACAATATATTCCTGTTCCTGATACAGAATGGTCTGCACAAACTGTAACTCTGGATGGTACTGTCTTTGTAATCGAGTTAAAGTACAAAGAGAGGCTTGACAGATGGTTCTTGACGCTATCTGATGTTGATGGTAATGTATTATTATCTGAAAAGAAATGCCTTGCAGACCAGTCAATCACAGGACGCTATGTAATTCCTTCATTAGCTGGAGAGCTTTTTGTTGAACGAATGTATGGTACTGATTTACAACCTACCAGAAATAACTTCGGAAGAGAAAAGGCATTTGAGCTTAATTATTACACTCAAGAAGATATGAGATTAATGGAGAATTTATAATGTCTGTAAAAGATAGCACTGCTGGGGCTTCTTTTAGGTGCTATCAATTGGCTGTAGGTAGTGAAACTACAGCCTTTAATGATAAACCTACAAGCCATGCTAAAGATTCCATGCAAATGGATTATTTCGACAACTTGCAATTCACTTGCAATGTGTCTTATACATCTCAGAAAAATAAAGTAACCTCCGATGACACCACTTTTGAAATCTACAACCTCAATAAAGAGATGAGAGCCAAATTTAAAACAGTTGGTGCAACAGTTATGCTCAGGGCAGGTTACACTACTGGCTTTAAAAGAGATGCAAATGGTGACCTTATTATTGAGTATGATAACCTCCCATTAATTTATCTAGGTACTATTGAGTATGCTTATACATATAAGCGTGGTGTTGATATGATTACGAAGGTTATCTGTTCCAATGATAAAATGGAAAGAACCACGATTAAGACATCAATTTCTTATAAAGCAGGGACAACACGTAAAAGTGTAATCAGAGATTTAGTCAATAGGTTAGGCTTCTCACTTATTGATGAAGACCTTTCAAGTATTGATGGTTACACTTACAAGAATGGTTTTAGTGTTTGGGGAAGTGTTGCAGAGGCGCTAACAAAAGTTTGCGAAGAGAGTAGCTTACGTTGGTATACCTTCAATAAGCAAATCAGAGTAGTTCCTTTCAACGCTAAGGCTAGACAACTTTATTGGGAAATTTACCCATATAATGTTATTGACTCTTTGCAAGGTTACTACAGAAGAACTAGAAAGGTTCTGAAAAAAGAGAATAAGACAGTTATTAAAGTTAAGACTGGAGTTCGTTGCAAAATCCATTTAGACGGGAGAATTAAGATGGGTGACAACATCACTATTAGAGAAAGTGAGGATTTTGAAGGTCAGTATCGAGTAAAAGGTCTTTCTCATAATCTTGACTTCACTGGTGGTGCTTGGACAACTGAACTAGATTTAGAGAAGGTGGAATAATGAAGTCACCAGTTACTAGAATGTCTGGGTATGTTTCAGAATGTCTTGATGAATTTAGAAAAGAACTGTATACTGGCTTACCAGCTATTATCCAGTCTTTTGATTCGAAGACTCAAACAGCCACTGTCAAGCCACTTTACTCTATTAACGGGTTACCTATGCCAGAGATTACTGGTGTTCCTGTTCAATTTCCAAGTGGTGGTGGAGCATCTTTAACATTCCCCGTAAAAACTAATGACAGATGCTGGTTAGCTTTCTCAATGTTACCTTTAGATGACTTCGTTGTCAATGACAAGAATGTTCAGATGGAAACAAACATGAGAAGGACACACGATATTTCAGACTGTGTAGCTTTCGTAGGTATCTGCACAAGAACACAGAATTTTAAACCAGACCCAACAGCAGTCAGACTTCATTTCGGTGACTCTGTGTTAAGAGTTACAGATGACGGCAATTTTTATTTTGAAGGTGATGTGCACATTTCTAAAAACTTGTACGTAACAGAAGAAGTACATGGTTCAGATTTTATCAGTGACACGACTGGTGTGAGCTTTAATGAACACACGCACCATTATTACTGGACAGACCCTGCTGGTGAGGCTGATACTACAGAGGCACAATAATGAAAACAGACTTTGCATTAAATCTAGGTGGTGATTATGTTGCCACTTTAGGTTCAGATTCAGTGTATGTGGCTCATGGTGATTTAAAGATTACTGGTAACCAAATTAGAATTATCCCAGAAGATGATAAAGCTACTCAGGTTGCTCAAAGACTTCATATCAGATGCCTTTTAAGGGCTGGTGAAGTCTTCTTTAACACATCTGCTGGGTTCCCATACTTACAACTTGCCAAATTTAAACAGAAAACTTCTATCTTTGACAATTATATGAAAGCTTACCTTGTTGAAACAAGAGATGTATCTAATATCTACAATTACTCATCTTCAATGGATAATGCTCAAAGAAAAGTAACTGTTAATTTTGATGCAACTACTACAACAGATACTTTAACAGACATTACGCAAGAGGTTAATATCTAATGGCAGGATTAACTACAACAGGATTACAAACTCTAAGATATCAGGAAATTTTTGATAATATCAAATCAAGACTTCTTAGAGATATTTCACCAAACCTTGACGTTTCTGAAGACAGTCAATTAGGTCTCTTTCTAGCTTCAATTGCAAGGTCTTTAGCAGACACTCATGAAGTTCTGTCAGAAATTTATGATGGTGGGACGATTGATAAAGCTGAGGGTTTTAACCTCGATGATATTACAGCTTTAAACGCTGTATACAGATATGTGGCTCAGGCTACAAGAGGTCAAGTAGAGTTTACTGGAACAACAGGTGCAACAATCCCATCAACAACCAGACTAAGAAGCACTGCTGGTAATATCTTCTATCCAGTTTCTGGCATTACATTGACACCTTCATATTGTGTTGAGGCTGTTCTTGAAGTTAACTCTTTACGAACTGATGCAAACTATGTTATTATTATTGATAACGTTATTTTCTCTTATCAGCCAAAATCTTCAGATACAATCACAGTGCTCTTAACTGAACTCGCTGATGCAATTAATGGTGGTATCGTGGCAAAAGCCGAAGTTATCAATGACGGTTCAGCATTACGGGTTTATAAAGATGAGGGTGACATTATTGCAAGAACCAACCCTATGGTGGTGACTGCTACGACGTTCCTTACATTCACAAAAATTACAACTATCCATGATGTTGTTGCTGAGGAAGTCGGTGCAATCCCTGCATTAGCTGGAACACTCATCGAAATTGAAACAACTGTAGATGGTCTTGACAGTGTATACAACCGATATGACCTGACAACAGGTAGAAACGAAGAAACCGATACAGAACTTAGACAGAGATATTTAGAGTCTTTGGCAGTTACTGGTGTAGGTACTCTTGATGCAATCGTAGCTGCTGTTAAAAGGGTTCAGGGTGTATCAGATGCTTCAGGTGTGGAAAATGATACTGAAGAGACAAGCTCAGAAGGTCTTCCACCAAAATCTTTCAAGATTGTTGTAGTTGGTGGTCAAAATGATAATGTTGCTCAAGCAATCTGGGACACCAAACCTGCTGGTATTAGGGCTTATGGAGCTATCTTTGGTACAGCTTATGACTTAGGCAATTTGGCTCATAATGTCTATTTTAGCAGACCAACACCTAAGTATGCTTTTGTCAAAGTCTCTTATTCTTTATATGATGAAGAGAATTTGACAATCCCAGAAGAGGATATCCGAGATAGTATTATTCAGGGTGTCAATGCTTATGGTAGAACTTTGAAAGTTGGTAATGATGTTATCCCTAACAGAATCTATGGGTATATTTATGATGTTATTAAAGGTGTTGAGATTAATGAAATCAAAGTAGCACTTTCAAATAGTCAGTCAGTACCACCTAGTGATGGACAGTACACCACAGCAAGAATCACAGTTGATGGTGACCAATACACTGTATGGGAAAGTAGCCAGTATACCATTGCTAAGGAGTGATAATGTTTCAGAAAATTGATGATGTTTATTACAAGACTCTTGATGAAAGGACTGTAACACAGTTTAAAGATAAGTTCATCTATACAAGTTTACTAAAAGCGATTACTGATGAGTTGCAGACATTGGAAGATGTTTCATGGCAAATGCACACTGAAAGGAATATCAGAAAAGCTGTTGGACAGCAATTAGACAACATTGGTGCATTAATTAAAGTGCCAAGACCTCTCGGTGCTGATGATGAAACATACAGAGCGATGTTGTATATCCAGATTTTCCTAAGACGTTCTGATACAACCCCATCCTTTTTACAGAATGCTATCATGACTCTGTATAATGCAACATTTTCACAGATTTTTGAGCATATTACACCTATGACTGCTGGTATTGTAATCAGGGTTAATACAAGAAATGACGTCATTGATACAGCATACACATTAGCAAAAATTTCTGCAACAACTATCGGCTCAGCAGTTATTCTAAGAGACGTAACTCTTAATGGCACTGCTTGGACACCTGTAGAGGTTGCTGACTCAGCTTTAGCGATTGTTGATGATAAAGATAACTGGTTCGTTACAGATGCTAACAAAGGTCTTGTTACTAACAACACAGGTGGTTCTTTAGAGAAGAACTTACTAGGTAGTTTAACAGATGCTGGTGTAAGGGACGCTTATTTTAGGGTTGACAGGACAGCAAATAGTGGCTCAGTAGATTACTTAAAAGTTAATAAAAATTACAATGCTACAGATAACTACATCGTTGGTAAAGAAACTGTAGCAGGTGGTGATTATGGTGTTATGGCTGAAGTAGCTCAAATCATCAAAGGTAGAAAAGATAAATCACAGCAAGAAGGAAGTTCTTAATGGCATTTTTAAATTGGTCTACAGATGAAGTAGATGCTGATGGTAACCAGCTAAAAGTATTACCACCACCAGAAATTCAGGCAACTGGTTTATTAAGAGGTGAACCGATGGGTCGCCAATGGTTTAACTATATCTTGAACTATCTTCTTAAGAAAGCAAATGGAACTGTTGGTGAAGTTAGGTCTTTTGCCACTGAGCAACCAGATTTAGTAGCTAATGGGTGGAACCTTATCAAGACTGAAACAGGTACTGCGTCAACAAGTACAAGAAATCTTTATACTTATGAATTTGTAGGAGCTTAATAATGGCAGTAGGTGAAATTCAAATTAGTGCCTTGCCTCAAGCAGCCTTACCAATTGACCTTAGTGATATCTTCCATCTTAAGCAGGGTATTGAGGATAAGAGATGTACTCTTGAGCAATTACTTGCTCCACACTCAAGCCTAAGAAATAACCCTCATGGTGTGACTAAAACACAAATTGGTTTAGATAACGTTATTAATGCTCTTCAGTTAGTTGCTGCAAATAACTTATCAGACGTTACTAATGTAGCTCAGGCAAGAGCAAATCTACAGATTATGTCTTCAGAAGAGGTTAATAATCTTGTTCAACAGCATATTCAGGACAAGAGCAACCCACATAATACAACTAAGGCACAGGTAGGATTGAGTAATGTTCAGAACTGGACAACATCTAACCTTTATAACGAAGATGCAGATAAGTATGCTACAGCAAGAGCAGTAAATAACTTGTACAAGGCTGTTCAGGCTTCTTATCCAGTAGGTACTATCCATCTTTCTATGAACTCTGCAAACCCTTCTACATACTTAATTTGTGGAGGTACTTGGGAGTTAGTTTCAAAAGGCAGGGCATTGGTTGGCTATGACTCTGATACAAGACCAGCAGGTTCTGTATTTGGTGCTTCAACTGTCACTTTGTCAGTTAATAACATGCCTCAACACTCCCACTCTGTGTCACTTAGTGGTGGTGGTCACACTCATAATGCAACTGTGTCAATTTCAGCTTTTGATTATGGGACTAAGACTACAAACTCTTTTGACTATGGGACAAAAGCTACTAACACAACTGGTAACCATACACACAGTGTGTCAGGTAACACTAGCACAAATGGCACTCACAACCATGATGTGTACCCTAGAGAAAATGATGGTACTGGTAATGCTGTAGCTGACTCTGATGGTGGTGGTGCATTGAGAACATCAAGGACATCCAGTGACGGTGCACACTCACACAGTTTTAGCGTTACATCTGGTGCATCTGGTAACCACAGCCACGCAGTTGGTATTGGTGCTCACAGCCACACAGTTGGTATTGGTTCACATACGCATAGTGGCACTGTAACAGTTTCTTCTTCTGAACATACACATAGTGGCAATACAAATAGTGTTGGTGGAGGTCAGGCGGTTAATATTGAACAGCCATCCTTCGTACTGTATGTATGGCAGAGAACAGCTTAATTTCTTTACAGGGGCTTGAAAGCCCCTTTTTAGAGGAAAATTTATAATGGCAGATTACAAGTTGAGTGAACTAAACTCAATCGATACAATCCGTTCAGATGACCTTCTTCATGTCAGAGTTAAAAAGAGACCTGAAATGCTTGGCGATGAAGACCGTCGAATGACCTATCAAGATTTCTTAGCATCTTTTAAACTAGAAAGATTTGTTCAGATTGCTGGTAGCACTATGACGGGTGACTTAGGAATTGTTAAGCTACTTTATGGTGGTAAGGTAGTCTTTAACCCAACAGGCTCTTCTGAGGTTACTATTGGGGATGTTTTAAAGACTTTTAAAATCAACGCAAATGGCCTTAAACTAACTATTGCAGATGCTTCAAGGTCGGCAACTGTTTATCATACTCTGAATAAGCCAAGTCCTAATGAACTTGGGATGAGAACTAATGAAGAGAATGATGCAAGATACTCAAGATTAGCTGCAAATAACACCTTTAGAGGTACTCAAGCTATTCTCTCTGACAATGAAGCCCTTATTGTTAAGAATATTACACAAGGGATGCCACTCTATATTCGTGGTCAAGATGCAGATGGCACTAACAGATGGTATCTAGGCAATGATAATAAAGGCACAGACAACCTTGTTTTAAAAAACGTTAAATCTGGTGCATACGTAGCGATTTTAGCTAACCTAATCTCTGTGAATAAATCAATTCAAATCACTGGTCAAGTTCAACCTTCTGATTGGGCTAACTTAGATGCTAGATACTTTACTCAGACAGCAGCTAATCAGAGATTTGCGCAGTTAGCTGGTAATAACACATTTAGTGGTTCTAATATTTTTACTAATTTTGTTGTTAAGAAGAATGCTAATGCTATTACTATTCAAAATGTAGATACAACTACGGCTTTGTATATCCAAGCAAGAAAGTCAGATGGGACTAATAAGTGGTACATTGGTAATGACGGTGATGAGAACATTGTAAACATCTATAACTATTTAGCAAAAACACAAATCTCATTAGGTAACACCATTACCATGAGCAGAACAGTCCAAATTGGTGGTCAAGTTCAACCTTCTGATTGGACTAACATTGACTCTAGATACATTCCAGCAGGAACTTTGAGCAATCTTGCTAAACTCAGCGACATGAATACTTTTAGGTCTGCACAAATTATTACACAAAATGGTTCATTGTTGCGACTAAAAAACACTGTTCAGGATAATGAACTGTACCTTTCTGGTCATAATGCTGATAATGAGAGAAGGTGGTACATCGGGACTGCTGATAGAGCACGCCCATCCAGATTCATTATCCACAATGATAAAACTGTGACCACTATTTTTATGGAAGATGACTTTTTGCTAAATAAAACTGTAAGAATTACTGGTCAAGTTCAACCTTCTGATTGGGCTAACTTAGATGCTAGATACTATACCCAATCTGCCGCAAACGCAAGGTATATGCTTGCAAGTATCACTGGTACAGCTTCTGAAAAGGATGGTGATGGTGTTGCATGGGATGCAAAAACAGGTCTCTATAAGGTTACTAACACAACGGGCCAGTCTTCTTCACTTGTGTATCACATGTTTTTAGGCATTAGTTCTACGCCATCTGCACAATTAAAGTTTAGCTTTAAAAATGGTGGGATGTGGTATAGGTCATCAAGAGATAATTATGGTTTTGAGGATAGCTGGTCTAAAGTTTACACGGAAGCACAAAAGCCAACTCCTTCAGAGATTGGTGCATATACTAAAGCAGAAACTGACCAGAAAATTGCAACAGCAATTAGTGACTCTACAGACCTTAATAAAATCTATCCAGTAGGTATTGTAACGTGGTTTAACAGTAATGTTGACCCTAATACAGCACTTCCTGGGTTAACTTGGACGTACCTGAACAATGGTGTTGGCAGAACTATCAGGGTCGCAGCAGCAAACGGTTCGGATGTTGCTACAACTGGTGGTTCAGACTCTGTAACGTTGTCTGTTGGTAACTTGCCATCACACACTCATAGTTTCTCTGCTACCACTTCATCTTTTGATTATGGTACGAAGAACACTAATAGCACTGGTGCTCACACCCACTCAGTTAGTGGTACTGCTGCAACTTCTGGGCAACACGCGCACAGAATTTCACAGGGTGACAACGCTAACGTTTCATCAGGTAGGGTCGCATCTTCGAACTCTGCTCAGACTCATGTTGGATGGACTGAAAATGATGGTGCTCATACTCACTCAGTTAGCGGTACTGCTGCATCTGCTGGGGGGCACGCCCACTCTGTAGGTATTGGTGCTCACAGCCACACAGTTAGTGGTAACACTGGTGGCACAGGTTCTGGTTCAGCATTTAGTGTTACTAACCAGTTCTACAAGTTAATGGCTTGGGTAAGAACTGCTTAATCCCTTGTTGACTGATTGTTAAGATGGTGTTAATATTCTTTATGGGTATTCTCACCATCTTGGCTGATGAGGTGATTAAATGCCTACAATCCTAGCAATTCTTCTAAAAAATCTAGGTAGCTTCTTCTGGAAACTCATTTTATCCCTTCTAAGTGAATACATGATTGAGAAAGTGTTCTTTAAGCTTGCAAGATACCTTGCGAGTAAAACAGACACACCTATTGATGATGAGTTCGTAGATAACTTAGAAAAAGCTTTTAAGGGGGAGAAATAAATGAAGTGGCTAGAGGAAGCTTTTAAAAATAATATTGGTGCAATTGTAGTTGGTATTTTTAGTGTTATTGGGATGTATACCACTATGCAAGTTTCAAGTGGTAAGCAAGAAGTGTCTGTCACAACAAAGTTACAGCAGCTAGATAATTATTCCAAAAGTAACTATTCAGCTATTCGTGATTTACAGTCTGACATGAGACTGCTTCAGTTAGGGATGGAGAACCAGAAAGTTCAGTTAGAGAATGTTAAGGGTGAAAACGCAAAACTTACCAAAACTCTTGATAAATTCTCTGACAGTGTGAATAATCTGGCTCAATCAGTATCAGCCCTCCAAGCTATTACTGAGAAGAACACAAAGAATACTGAAAAATAAAATTTTAAGGCTCCTTTTTACGGGAGCCTTTTTTGTTTTACTTACCTACTGACAAAGGTGCTTCAATCTTCCCTGCATGTTGGTAGTTGCTAATACCACCAATAAAGTCACTTGCAGTAAGGTGTTTTAAATCACTTAGAGTGTTAAGCTGCACACCAATCTCAAAAGTAGGTGCATGGAACTCTTCATTATTCATCAGTTCATAAACCTGTTTCATATGGTTCTGATAAATCTGAGTATCTCCAAAGACACCTATCAAGTACCGTGGAGTGTATCCAGTCATCTTGCAAAGAACTTCCAGAATAAAACCATAAGATGCAATATTAAACGGGAGTCCTAAAAAGGTGTCTACTGAACGCTGATACCATTGCAAGTCAACTTCACCCTCATTAGTGATATAAATCTGAAACAGTACATGGCAAGGTGCTAAAGCCATCGAGTTAGCTGCAATATCTGCTGCATTCCAAGCATTAACAAGCATGTAGCGGTCTGTAATATCACCCTTCATCTTCGTTACTAAGGTCTCTAACTGGTCTACAACACAACCATTATGGCCTTCAAAGTTTCTCCACTGAACCCCGTAGATTCTCCCACCTGCATCTTCTAACCAGTCTTGTTCAGAGGAATAATTAGAGCTTAACCAGCGTTTAAAATCATCTGACCAGATAGTCCAGCGTTCTCCATCATTTTCACCCCAAGTACGGTAACGGAGTTCGCCAAGTTTATTCTCACCATTCAGGAACCATAAAGCTTCCCCAATAACTTGCCGTGTAAACACCTGTTTAGATGTTAAGAGTGGAAAACCAGTACGCATATCAAAGCGAAACTGTGGTGGAGCAAATGCAGAGATAACATCTCCAGTTCTTGTAGTACGCAGTTCACCAACGGATAAAACATGGTTCAGGATATTTTTGTAACTCAAATCAGCTTGTGACATATCAAAAGTGTCCTTTTACTTGTGGAACATAAATCTCAAAGGTTGCTTTACCATCATCGGAGGGTCTTGACTGCACCTTTGCAAATACACGGCTATCATACAGTTTATCGAAGAAGTTTTCAAAAGGTAAATACACAGTGGCCTCTTCAGTAACTTTATGGAAAACTGTATGGAAAACTACACCAGCATACGGCAAAGCATCGACAAGAACACCTGCACCACCAATTACAAAGACGTCTTCATCAATAGAGCTATCAAGATACTTCAAAAATGCTCCAAAGGACTCTTTACTAGCCTTAGCATACATTACATCGTCTTTGTCAAAGTCTATACCCAAATATGGAACAGAGTTCGTTAAGACGAGGTTTGTACGTTCTGGTAATGGTTTACTACCCAGAGTCTTAAAAGTTTCATTACCCATGACTACTAAGTTATCTTTAGTGAGTCTCTTAAACTCTTGCATGTCCTGTTTATGTCGAGGCCACGGCATACCAGTTGGAGTACCAAATTCACCGTTTTCACCACTTGCAAATATTAGCTTAATCATTTTGTAAACCCTTTCTTAATGAACCAGTTGATGACACTCTTCACAACTTTACTACGATGGTAGATAAAATGTGGAGAGGGTTGGTATGAACCATAAGCCCAGAAAGCGATAATTTCATTACACCCTGTGCATCGGGTACTTTCTTCAGCAATATGACCGTTGACTATTTCACTTACCTCACCTTGTAAGTCTGTACACCCACAATGTGGACAACGGATAGGTGTTCCATCAGACTCATAGCAGTGTTCAATTTTCATCTATTTAACCTCAAAAACTGGTTCAAGAACCAATATAAAGTCTACACAGTCATCTTCTTCATCCAGAATACCATCAAAGTTCTTAGGAACGAAGTCGAAGAGGCTCATAACAAAACAGTCAGAAGTGACCTTGATAGTGCCTCCCATGTTCTCTACAGTTAACACTGTACGACTTTCTTTTACCTCCCTCAGAAGATTACCCACAAAGTCATCTAAGAAGTACTTCATCAATGACTTAAAACCTTTAGGGTAATCTGTACCAAAGTATGTTTCAATCTGAGGAACAAGCTTAACATTTATACTAGTCTTTGTTAAGAACGTTTTAGAGAACATGCTATCAGGTAGCTTGCAAACAATCTTTCCAGTGCCTTCATGCTCAATCTCAACAAAACCAGCTTCGTCGCCACATGTAACTATTTTAAAAGATGCTTCATTCTCATACTGTGAAGCCATAAACTTTTTAAGCATTTCTTTAAGGAAATCTGCATGAGCATCTTGTAAGTAGATATCAATCATAGTTAATCACCTATTATGGGAACAAGCACTTAATGTCATCGTTTTTGAAAACAAAACTTGTGTAGTTGTGACCATCAACATCCAACCAAACAGCCTGAACATCCACACCATCAAGATTGTGGTAAAGTTCTTTGATGAAGTGGTCTTTTACAATTTGACTGCTAGTGGTTTCCAGCTTAATGTTCGAGATTGCTGAGCCTACAGCCATATAACCCATGACACGCTTCTTCTCAGTATGCTTAATCTTACCATCTTTGTAAGCCATAATGAGATTGGAAAGAATCTTTACACCGTAATACTTTTCAAGGTGAGTAGGTACACCATAAAAGCCTAATGCGAAGTTTTCAGAGTGGATAATGTTTTCACGTTTCATATTAATCTGCCAACCTTAAATTAAAATTAACACCAAATTTTTCACATACTTCCAACATAAACTCAAGGGAGACATTACCAGTGAGATTGATTATGTTGGATACACGAGCCTGAGAGATACCACAAATTTTAGCAACTTGCTCTTGAGAAAGACCTCTGGATTTAATCTCTCTCTTAAAACGATGTGCAACGAAGTCTCTCATTTCGTCTACATCCATTGGACAAACATAACTCTCCATTTCAGCCTCTCTATCAGCCTCCCAATCATCTTGTGGGGCATAAGGGTCAAAAACCTCATTCATCTTTCTTCTTCCGTTTGCGTGAAGTGTCAATCAATGAATCTATGTTTGTAGCTCTAACCTTTTCACGTTCATTGTTAAGATAATCATCAAGAGCCTTTTCAATCTGTGAATCATCTTGACAGATAACTGTAAAGACTGTAAAGCCGTCTGTATCGTCAATTATCTTACCATAACCGCTTCTGGGATGTAACTTTTTAAGAGCCATATCAAATACCTGTGCAGCTTCTGTTTTCTAAGAAATACTCAACACCGTACATAGCTTTTTGCATTAAATCTTCTTTGAACTGGATACGATGATTAAGCATAGCTTGTACATCAATATCATCAGGGTGCTTCTCTTTAATATTTGCAGATTGTAGGAAATATTCCGCAAGAACACGATACTGATAGTCAGTTACCTTATCAGTCATCTCTGTTAAAGACTCTTCAGAGATTGGTTTAAGTAACTCACCATTAGCCAAAGCAACACCTTTAACAATCTGGCAAGTGTCTTCTGGAACACCTGATAAGTCCACATTTGGAAGTTCTGTTGCATTGACTGGTAAATTCATTGCCATAACCATTGCAGCAGCTAATAAAATCTTTTTCATAATGACCTCAAAGTTATATTAAATTTTGTATTACATTGAGTATAAAAATAAGCTATAACGCCTGACTTGTCAACAGATTTTATAGCTTATTTGGCAGATTTTTTATAAGGCTACTGCCATCCTTCCATACATTACCTAACCAAGCCGAACATCACACAACCAGACCGAGCCGCACCCCGCCTTATTAAAAGACCCTCTTTAAAGACCTTTTAAAAAGGTGAGTCTCATTTTAATGTAGCTGAGACTAACTACCCATACCTTACCTCACCTGACCTGACCTGACCCTACCTAGCATTACCGTGCCACACCTCACTTAAAAACCCTCTTAGAAGACTCTTAAGTGATATAATCGGATTTTAATGTAGCTCCGATTAACTACCCGCACTTTACCAAACCTCACCCTACCCTACCAGACCTTACCTAACCGCGCCGTACCTCATTAAAAGACCCTCTTAAAGACCTTTTAAAAAGGAGCCTCCGAAGAGGCTACCTAGTCAACTTAGAAAGGTTTTCTACGTTGCTTGTTAATGTTAGCTTTCATAGCAGCTAAATGGTTTTGCTGTTCAATCAGTCGTGAACGTTCTTGATGACTAAGTGCCATAGTATTCACATTCTCAATTGCTTGAGTGGCTTGCTTTAAAGCACGACCAATCTTACCAGACATTTTACGTTTTGCAATAGTTGCTTGATGTTTAGGTTCAACCACACGATAACCGACACCCATTGAAGCAACTAGATAAATCTTCTCTTCTTTAAGAAGCTTTTCAATAAACTTCTCAAGTCGGTTTAGACGTGTAAGTGCATAAGCCTTCATTTCATCTTCGTACTTAACAATGTCACCTTGATAAGTTGGCTTCACAATACCTAAGAAGGTGTCCATCTCAGAATGTGATACAGTGTCACCGTAACTAAACTTTGCTGCTAATGCTTTTGTATTCATAATTAAACGTTACCTTCTGAAATAACTTCTACAGAAAAACGACCAAAGCGTGGACGCCAATCACCTACACCACAAAGGTTGCCAGCATTTTCCAGAACCATCAGGAGTTCCTCTCGGGTAATTTGCTCTTCATCGAACATCAAACCAAACTCTACAGACCAATCACGGAAGATTGGACGGTAGCTCATAACTCGTGCTGTACCAATCTTAACAGATTTAGCATAGATAAAATCTGGATTCTTAGCAAGTTCTTGTGGGTTTGCTGGACAGTTCTTGATAGTCATTGGGAAGACTACATCTGTCAGCATAATGGCTCGGTCAATTACCTTACCAAGTTTGTTGAGTTTTGCACCAGACTTAATACAAGCCTCAATCATCTCACCGTTCATAACAAAACCAAGTTGCTCGTCGTAGTAACAGGAAGTTACTAGTTGGCTTTCTGCTAAGAGCGCATAGTCTTCGTCAGTCTTTTTACGTTTACTGGACAGAGACTTGTGATATTTTGTCAGAGGGTTTAATGGGTCTGACAACGTATCGTTATGGCTCAAGAAAGGACGAGTACCAGTGATTTTGATATTTAACAGTTTCATAGTATTTAGCTCCACACTTTAGTTGATTGTTAAGTTGTTTGTAAAGAACCCTCAACAGAAGACTCTTTAGAAACTTGGTAGATTTTTAACGTGGCTACTACCATCCACCCATACCTCACCACACCACACCAAACCTTACCCCACCCAACCAAACTACACCGTGCAATACCTCATTAAAATACCCTGTTTAAAGACCTTTTAAAAAGGTAAGTCTCATTTTAATGTAGTTGAGACTAACTACCCTCACCAAACCAGACCCAACCCAGCCATACCAGACCATACTAAACCCAACCGAACCGAACCCTACCGAACATCACTTAAAAACCCTCTTAGAAGACTCTTAAGTGATGCTGGTGAGTACCCGTTGGTTTATGCTGCTCAGTATACTCACCAAATTTTCTATGTCAACAACTTTCTAATAAAGTTTTATGAAGATTTTGCTTAACGACCCGCCTCACATGCCTGTGCTCTTTCTTAATAAAGAGTGACCTCTTCTTGATAGAGCGCCTATTCTTGTAGGTGTTGCTAGGATACTTATCATGAACCGGACAACAACTACCCGGATTTGTAAACTTGATAATCTCTCTTTTCACTATTCATAATCCCTAATAACGAGACCAACAGGAAACTGTAAAGACCCCTTACGAGTCATCTTCTGGAACTGTACCGTTAAAGGTTTCCCGATAAACTCTTCAGGATGCTCAGCAAGATACTGTTTCTTCTCATGAGTAGTCTTCCATGAGACATCTACAAAGACGTTAGGAAGAGTCTCTACAACGAACTTGCCATGACCACGTTTATCAGTCTTGACACCAGTCACTTTAAACTCTTCAGTGTGCATCTTCTTGTGCTTAATCAAGAAGTATGAACGGTGACAACACTCATAGAAGGAGTCTTCAGAGATTGAGCGGTACATCGCACCTTCAAACTTAGCTTCAACCCACTTATCATGAGCTTCATCAAATTCTTCCCAAGAATTTACACGACGAGACTTAACAGGGACAACTCTACAGCCGTCTCTAAAGTCATTCAATGGTGAAGTCTCAATAATATCTCTACGCTCAGGCCACGTCTTAGTGCTGTCACAAATATCATACCAGTAAAACTTGAGCAGGTATCTGTCAGGATTGTCTTCATTTTTAATCATAGAGACGATATCTTCTAAGTCCCACCCATGAGCATAAATCTCTCCATCAAATTCATCAACATCTTTGTGGAGCCTTAACATTGCCATAATGTCAGGTATTAGTTCAGTAGGGATTTTGTAAACAGTATTTTCACGAGAGTATGCTGTGAATACACTGCCAATACTTAAGTGCCTTGAAATCCTACAACGGACACCATCAAGTTTCGGTTGAGCATCAGCAGGGAACTTCAGATACTTTGCATGACTAACCTTTGCAGCATCATGAGCAAGCTGTACACCTACCTTCTCAGTATTCTGTGCAGACTCTTTTGTGTAAGCATAACCTTTACGGTCAACTTGCTTTTTATACTTAGCAGCAACTTCAAAGAGAGCTTGCTGTTCAGCGTTACGCTCATTCTTTTTACCGATGTTCTTAGGCTCTGCTGTATACTCTTCAAACATCATCTTGCCATTCTCTTTACCATAGGTTGTAATAACTTTGTCACCTACAGCAACACATGACCAGACGTTAAAAGAGCCATCTTTATTTTGTTTGTATAGAATTGTCATTTTCTCTTACCACCAATCTCTACGTCAATAACTTGAACATCACCAGCAACATCAAACTTGTGAATGATGCTTTCCACAGTGTAAGTCCAACCATCGATGCGAACCAATTCACCTTCTCGTGGGACGATTGGATTACGTTGAGCTACGGATGTAGTGGAGTGAACAACATCATAACAGTAGATGTAGTTTACTAGGGCTTCCATATCTTCACCTTAAAAGAATAAGTCAGATGCTTTTGGGTTGATTAAACTCATGCAGTTTTGAAGCATGGCTTCATTGTAGCCCTCTTGGCAAACTGCGTAGAGTTTATCGAAAGTTTCTTTTGATACGGGAGAGACTGATAACTCTTGGCATACACTAAGATACCATTCATAATCTAAGCCTCTGCTCCAAGCGTCAGCGATTAGGGATGTAGCTTTGTCTTTGCTTCTGATAACTTCATAAGACTTTTCAATTTTACTGTTCACGATGTTCTACTTCCCTGTATGTACGCCGGTAGCTTATGATGAGAGGTGCTAATTCGTTGCTTTTAACATTAGAACGTAACAATTGCCAATCAAAACCTTTGGCGACTCTGCCATATAAATTGAAAAACTTTGCTTTGCGTTTCATTTTTGGTGTCTCCAATACTCAAAAGTTAATATTAATACGCTCACCCTTAAGGACTCCTGTACGGTCTCTTGCAATCTTACCGTCAACGATAAGAATATGCGCAGACCTTAAAGTGTCCTGATTAAAACCTTTTACGAACTTACTAGGCATCACCACAATAAGCATCTCTTGAATCAACTCTGGAGTGTAGCAGTTGTCGTGAAGTTGCTGAATAACGTCTGAAAGTGTCATATAGCCTCCTATATAAGATATTGTATAAGGTACTCTTCCATGAGCACCTTGTCAATACTAATCAGTGTACTTCAAGCCAATTTTTACCAACTTTACCAGTACCAGTTACAAGCGTTTCCTCCTTAAGCCCTAAATTTCTTGACGCTTGACCATACATCCAGTCAATTACTGCTTTAACATCCTGCGTCATGTCTTCTGGACACTCCCAACTATTCTCATCGTGATATGCTAAAAGCAATCTAGCACCAATAGCTGGTTTTCGACCATTCAACTTTGTAAGACCCTCTTCACAAGTTCTTCTACAAGCGAGGTTGATGGCTTCATTCTGAACCTGACTTTCCGAACCCATAAGCAAATAATTCAATAACTTATGTGGAGATTTACACCACAACCAAGCTCCAGCAACCTTTACAAACCCCCCTTTAGAGATTGCGGCAGTCTTACCAAATACCTCTTCAAGAGCCTTCTTAGTGGCTTTGAAGTCTGCTTCTAAATTATCTATCAACTTCTTAATTTTAGGGAGACGTACAAAGTATGTTTGCTTAGTTAAAGCACCTTCCTCAGTTGTAGATGCTTTAATCGTCTTAGCAAATTTCTCATCGCCAGCCCCGAACAATACATCTGGTCAATACACTCGCAAGGTGTACCAGTTCTCTTATGAACTTCTCCGCATTTCTACGGAGTGTCGGACTATATCACGTAGCAGTGATGCTACCGTTGCACTTGGGGATGGTCATTAGCTTACCACCCTACTCTACTCAGTTCATACGTTAAGTATGCTTTTCGATAGTCTCTGAACGTTTCTCTGTTAGGAATCTCTATAGTTATATCATTTGCTTAGATAGTCAATCGCTCTTTGCATGTTATCAACACTATCTGCAAGCAACCCCAAAGCTCTGTTGCAATTGTGGCATAACATACCTCTTACCTTTCCGGTTTTATGGTCATGGTCAACAACAAGTTTAGCCTTGTGTCGTGAACCATTCATGATAAAACCTTCGCCGCCACAAATTTGACATTTGTAATCACAGTCACGGAGTAGAGACTCAACCTCTTCTCTTTCCAATCCATATGTTCTTAGGTAGTAATTCTTAACTCTACCTTTCTCACCGCAATGTGACGAACAATAAACTTGCCTTGCTGTTCTCGGCATGAACACCTTCTCACAACTAGGGCATTTCTTAGTAAGAACCCTGTGTTCTGCCCTTCTGTCAAACTTTAATACACAACTTCTGCACCGTTTCTGATTGTATTGATATGGTTTAAACTCCGTACCACACTCAGTGCATAATCTCTCTTCGTAACCTGCCATTGTCTCTCTCCTTTGTTTTAGGAGTCCTAACGGAGACTTCGCTGCTGATTACCATATCTTTACAGACTTAGGCTTCCAGCAATTCACAACGTTTTACATGCGCCACTGACGCATAGATGCCATTTTTGGCTTTCTTACGACCTTTACTAATTTCTTGAAGAAGACTTGTATCCTGAGTAGCTCGACATGTCAAGATGTCTTCCTCTTTATTAAGACTGAAGTAGATACTATTCAAAGTATGTGCATCAGTCCCTGAGTACACCACGTATAAGTCATTTTCAGAATCATAATGTAAATACTTGTCAATAGCTGGGTTTAGATACTGGTCAAAATGTTTGCAATAGTATCTACCATCCTCTTGTTTGACAAACTCAACCTCTTCTTTACCCTCTGTCACCGCTTTAGTGAAATCTTTATCACCCATAAAGTTACACAGTAGCACAAGTTGGGCGCTATTCATGTCGGCTGAAACAATATTAGTACCCTCTTCACAAGTCCAAACCTCCCTCATAGGTGCTCCATAGACAGCAGCACCAGACGGTACGTTTACAATACCATATTGTGTCATACGTCCAGTTGAAGTACCAAACACCATTGCACCAGCACTAAGGCGACCATCAGGACGAATCTGGTTCAACCAACCTTTTTCATCATCCTTTGAGTTCTCAATAGTTCTGCGTCGGTGCATCAAAGTGTAGTATTTAGCAATCTTCTGTCCAAGCTCACCTTCAATCGTATCGTAAGATGATTCAGTAAGTTTTGGTGAAGTACGGATTAAGCAAGGCTCAAGCAAATCTGTGTACTTCTTCACAGACCAGTTATGCTCAATGTACTGGACGCCTTCGTGTTCAACATAACTCAAACCACACCGCTCAACCATTTCCTGCCACTTAGGATGCTTTGTAATCATCTTTTTATTGTCTTTGAAACGACAAACTTTGACAGGGCGACCATCAGAGTCTTTCTTGTAGTTCCAGTCATCTGGAATCCAACCAACTGATTTCAAGTAGTCTTTAACAACTGCTACCTGAGTCATACGAGAAACTTCAAACTCAATTGGTGTATATGGTGCATCAATCAAACCTGTGTAGCGACTTGACTCAAGTTCAAAGTGGTTAACAACGTGGCTGTTATAGTACTTCACAGTTTTGACTGTTTTTACTGGCTTCCAGTCTTTGCATTTCTTACCAATCTTTGCGTTCAACTCATTGCAAATTGCACGAGCATCCTTCATTGCTACAAAGCCTTCCTTGTACTCTTCACCAGTTACAGAGTTGGTTGGTGTATAGCAATTCCTTTTTTCAATGTTAAAAATCTTTGTAGTTGGCTTACCAAATGGCTTGATTTCGTATGTCTGCATCTCACCGTTACGTACCTGCTGACGATACTTTGTTTTAGGGTACTTGGTAATCCTCTTCAGTCCATCTGCATGACCAAATGTTTCAACATACTCATTCCAAGCCTTTGCAAACTCTTCACCAGTTACTTTACCTTTGGTCTTAATAGTTGGTGGTAGATGTGGTTCAACCTCTGAAGCAAGCTCATTAGTCAACTTGTCAAGTTCCTTTACATGGAACTCCATAAGTTCTTTATCAGCTTTCCAACCATTGATAGCCTGTTGACTCATCCAGAAAGATGTTTCTTTAGCTCGCATGTAGGTTTCATAAGTGTCTATACCACACTTCTTAAGCTTGAGATACTCGTTATCAAGTGCCCGTTTAGTTTTGGCGTTAATACGGATATCTTCTACAACACGAGTGAAGATTTCTGCATTCCACACACCCCAATGTTCAATCTCTGGTTTACGAACACCAACACGAGCACCCCATGCAGCCAAACCATGAGCACCTTTATAACCCTTTGGAGTTGGCCTATCCATCCACTGAACACGAGACTGGATAAGAGAATCCTGAAAGAAATTACTCCACGGCTTACACTTTGGATTATCAAAGTTCCATAAATCAGGTGCAATGTGATTGAAAACCCACCAGTCATAACCGAGACCGTTATGGATGCAAAGACGTTTTGCCTTTAACGCAAACTCAATACCTTCACGTAAGCCGCCCTTGATGTACTTGGTATACTTGTGACCGAGGATAGGCTCATCTGTAAAGACCCATACAGGTGGCTCTTCATCGTCAGATTTATAGTCTGCAAAAGCCATTACGTGCACTTTAGTGAACTCAAGGAGTAAACCATCAGTTTCTGTATCACCAACTAAATGTAAGTTTTTAAAATCTACGTTTTCCATTTTTACTCCCTCTAAAATCATTAACCTCATACATTACTGCAAAAAATTATAAAAAGCAAGTTGACAATGTACTTGACAAGGTGTTAATCTTTGCGAAGTGGGTTTTTACTTAAAAGGTTACTTAACAGTTTAACTATACAGATACTTTAAAACTCTTAAAAGATTATTTAATAGCTTTTAAAAAGCTTTAAAGTATAACGTATAGAATACGTTAAGATAAAAGATTAAAACTTAATAGTTACTTAAAAGAGGCTTACATGCAGAAAATGTTTGTTCACCCAGACATAGCTGACTTTGTTAGAGCTTTGCAGAAGTTGGAAGAACTTGACATTGCTGCTCAACGGGAATATGCTCACCATCACAGGAGAATGGTTGATATACAACATGAAATAGAGTTGTCTGAAAACTATGAAGATGACTTAAAATGCTCTGTATTTGAGCATATGAAAGATGTTGCTACAGCTAGACGTAAAGCTAAAGACACAGTTGCTTTACTAGATTCTCTTAAAAAGAGGTTGCAAAGTGGTACAGACCTGTGTAATCTAGCGTCACTGATTAACGATGTTGAAACTTCTTGGGATAGGCACTATTATCCACGTTCTGAAAAGACACTTGACTTTTCTTCATCCGAAAACTTAAAATGTTCTAGAAAGAAACTTAACCAACTGAGAGAGAAATAATATGAATATCGATGTAGAAAAGATGCTTGAAGAAAAAGGTATTGACGAAGCGTTCTTAATCAATGCCGTAGAAAGCATGGCTATGATTCTTCGTGGCAACAACTACACAGAACAGTTTATGCCTGCAAGCTATAACTTGCCTGAAGACAAGTCTGATAACGGTGCTTTTGCAGAACAGGTCAACATGATGCTTTGCGACAAAACACTTGCTTTAGCATCTATCGTTGTAGGTGTTGATGCCCTTGCAGAGTTCATTTTTTATGAGATGCAGAAAAATGACTATATTGCCATGACCACTGAAGAAAAAGACTTGCTACTACTCGCAGGTAATGATGAACTAATTGACCTGTTAATTTCATCAACTAGTGCTGTTATGGCTGCTCTTGAGAAGCGAATGGAAGAGAAGTTGTCACGATATGAAAAACTTGATTGGGGTGTAGAAGAACTAAACCCACGAATCAAGGAGATTATCCAGCAAACTAAAGAGTCTTTGGAAGAAGCTGTTGAAAATGACTCTGTAGCTGATATAGAACCACTTCAGGTGAAAGTTGCACTGATGATTCCAGCTATCTCTACGATGATGAATATCGTTGCACTAATCCAACTTTCACAGATGATGGGTGTGAGTATTGAGTTCATTGAGGAGATGACTGGTGGCGTTAGTATGCAAGCAATCAATGATGTTTTGGTGAACATTGGTGCTTCAATCATTGAAGAGAAACTACGCATTAACTTCGGTGATGATTTTGTGAAGCAAATCTCAGCTATGGCTGAAAAAGAGTATGCTGACCAACTGCACTAAGTCTTTATAAATCTTACAAGCCTCCTTAGTTGGGGGCTTTTTAGTAATTAAGGGAGATAAAATGAGTAATATTATTGCATTTACTGGAAAGGCACGTTCTGGAAAAGACACCTCATGTTCTATTGTGAAGAACATCTTAGAAGATGAGTACGGCTACAATGTTGCAGTAATGGCCTATGCAGACAACCTTAAGCTATCTGCATCAAAGATATTTGACCTGACTTGGAATGACCTGTATGGTGAAACTAAAGAGACTCCACAGGTTTTTGATTTATCATATTCTGAACTTATGTTCAAAGTTACTGAAGCTATGGAGTTTACCTTCAAAGGTGAACGTTACCATACTGACTTTAAACTTATGTCGGAATTGACAGGACGATTAATCATGGAGCTTAAGAAGGTTGCTAAACCGACTCTATTGACACGTCTGGGATTTAGCAATAAGTATAAATTCTCATCAAGACAAATTCAACAGATTTGGGGCACTGAAGTTATCCGTAAAGTTATGGGTGACAAGTTCTGGGCTAAAGACCTCGAAAAACGAATGGTAAATTTCTTTGATGTTTGCTCACTTAGAAATCAAGAAGGTGTTGTTTTAATCAGTGATTTAAGATTTGACTCTGAAGCTGAGTGGCTGAGTAGATTTGCACACCAAACCATTGAAGTAAAAAGAGACAATGTGGACAAAGTTTCATCACATGTTTCAGAAAATGGGATTTCTACAAAATATGAGCGTGACATTATTCATAATAATGGTACTCTTGCAGACCTTGAGAGCAAGCTAAGAGCTATCCTGAAGATTTAAAAGAGAGAATGAAGATGAGAGTAAAAGACAATTTTAAAGTTATTGACCACCGTTTAGTGGAACTCTCATCTCTTTCCAATGAGGTAATGATTGAACGTCTTAAGAGAGTTGAATCACGAAGGAAAGAGATTGCAGATGAAATTCATGAACTGGACAAGATTGAAAATGGATTAAAAGCAGAACTACAACGAAGAGGTGCTAATGTCTAAAGGTCGTAAATTGAAAGAGGCTGGTCAGTTTGTTGGTCATTGTGCATGTCCACGTTGTGGTTCATCAGATGCTGGTTCAATCTATCATCATGACGATGATTCTTATTCGATGACTTGCTTCAGTTGTAACAAAGGTTTCCCAGAGTGGGATTTTGATAAAGGACAAATCGTGAGCACTTATTCTACTGGTTCAGACAATAAAAACCGTACTTTCCGTGGAATGGATTTAGAAGATGTCAAAGAAAACCTTGAAGCAATGGACTTAAAGGACAGGAAGATTCCTGCAAAAGTTCTTGAGCGTTTGGGTATTAAGGTTGACATTGACAGTGATGGTGAAATTGATGCGCATTTCTATCCAACTTACAAACGCAATGAAGATGGCAAGCTAGAGCATGTTGGCTACCGTGTTCGTCACCGTTACCCAGAAGACCATCCCAAAGAGCACCTACGTGGTAAGTTAAAAGACTTTTCTGGTGGTGTTGGAGACATTAAAGGTGAACTGGCGATGTTCGGTTCATGGATTGCTCCAGAAGGTGGTAACCGTCTATTCATCTGGGAAGGTGAGATGGAATGTGCGACAGCAATCTATATGACTTCTCTTGCTATTAAAGACAAGTCTCGTCGTAAGAATTACTGTCACGTATCTGTTCCATCAGGTGCAAACATCAAGTCTATCAAGGATAACTATCAGTACATTACATCATTTGATGAGATTTACTTGTGCTTTGATAACGATGAAGCAGGTGCTAAAGCCACTAAAGAGGCTGCTGGCATTCTCCCTATTGAGAAGGTTCGTTTATTCCAGTATCCAGAAGGTGTAAAAGACCTTAACGAGTGGTGGACAAAGTTCTATAAAGAGAAAGATACAGTTCTGGAAGGGTTTAAGCAGCGTATCTACAATGCACCTCGTTACTGTCCTGCTGGTATCAAGAACTTCGCAGATGGTTTTGAGGCAATGAAGAATCGTGGTCAGATTCCATTGATTCCTTTCCCAGAATCTTTCGGAGATTTGAACAGACTGACTTATGGTGGTTACGGTTTAGGTGAGATTACAACTCTGGCAGCACCATCTTCAGTAGGTAAATCAGCATATACCCGTGAAATGATTTACACTGCTTGGAAGGAAACCGATTACAATATTGGTGTAATTCCTGTAGAAGATACCTATGAAGAGTTGATGGAGATGCTCTGTGCAATCCACCTCAGCAAGCAGATTTCTGAGATTCCTTATGACGAACGTGATTGGGATGAATTGAAGGAAGCACACGCAGAACTGTCTAAAGGTCGTCGTATCCACATCGTAGACCATCAAGGGGCAATTGACCAAGATAACTTGCTGGAGTTTGTTGACTATCTTGTTAACAGCTTAGACTGTAAGATTATTATTCTTGACCCTATTACGTTGGCTCTGTCACGTTCAGATACGGATGAAGAGGAAGTTTTGTCTGAGCTATTGCGCCGTTGCAAACGCTACCAGTATGCACAGGTTAACGTCTGTCACGTTCGTAAAAGTGCAGGTGGTCAGAAGGCTAACTCCGAAGGTGGAGATATCTCTGAAGAGGATATTAAAGGCTCTGGTGCGTATTTCCAGATTTCTATGAACAACATTCTGTTAATGCGTAACAAGGTTGACCCAGACCCTGTTAAGAAAAACTTGACAAAAATCAAGTTAACTAAATGTCGTCGTCATGGTAAGTCAACTGGTATTGCTGGTCATACTTGGTACAATCCAGATACAGGACGTCTCATTAAAGCATCTGGTTGTGGAGTTGACATTGATGGCGCAGCAGAAAATATTCGCCAACAGTTTGGTATTGGTGAAGCTGAAGACCATTATGATGACTCTTTGCCACATTATGAGGATGAAGTGTTTGACCGTGAGACTGGTGAAGTCTATACTGAAGAGCAGCGTCAAAGCTCAACGATTCCACCTGTATTAAGTGAGGATGCAGATGACTGCCCATTCGAAACTGAGTGATAGTTATAAAAGAGAGGGGTTCACACCCTTCTTTGAAGAAAAAAGTTTAAATAAATTTCAGGAAGAGTGTTTGACAAAGATTGATAGGTTCTATAGAATGCTCTACATGAAATGTGATGGAGGTGTTGAGGTAGAAGAAAAGTTCCATCACAGTATTATCACAGTCACTATTACTATACCTGAACATAATATTGGTTGGCTGTTTATAATGAAAGAAAATGTGTTTGAATATCAAGTATATCGGAGAATATCATGAAACACTCTAAAGCATTTGAAAAAGTTTTTGGGGATTCCTTAAAAGCCACTGCTGGAAAACCAGCAAAATACTATGAAGAAAAACGTGTAAGAACTGGAAAAACTGCACGTAAAGCAGCTTCTAAAGATAAGCACAACTTCCAGTAATTAGTATTTGACAATAGAGTATCAACAAATTAGAATTGGTACTCTTCATAAATTGAGATAGAGGTTTAAATAATGTCTAAAGTTGTTAAAATGAAAGCTCCGGTAGAGAAGTACAACGGTACTGAACGTCAAACTCTGCGTTACCTGCTGAAAGATGTATGGTTTTATTACCTGAACACTTCACCACGTCCGGGTAAAGGTAAATCTATTGACAAGAAATTCCCAGGAAAAGATTGTAACTACAGCGTATCAATTCTGGCAGAAGACGGTAACAAACTCTTTAAAGAGTTTACTAAGTCTAAGAAGAACCCAGAAGGTTGGGATAAAGTTACTACTGAAGCAGTTGATGCAGATGACTTCGAAGAGAAGTTTGGTTGTAAACCACCTTTTGAAGCAGACACTTACTACATCTTGAAAGTAAGTCGTGCAGCAGCTTATAAAGATGGTGCTGTATGGACAGCTAAACAGTCATTCCCTGTAATGCTGATTGAAGAAGTAAATGGTAAGCGTGTAGCTGTTAAACAGCCGATGAAGAAAATCAAAGCTCAAGCATCTGATAAACATGAAGATGACAAGAACTATGATGTAATTCATCCAGATATTGCAGTTGGTAACGGTTCTTTCGGTAGTGTGATTCTCTCTACTCACTTCTACACTTTTGAGAACAATGTTCTGACAAAACCTATTCAGGAACAGTTTATCATTGATACTCTTGTACCTTACACTGGTGGTAACGGTGCTAATGGTGAACCTGAACTGGATGAAGATGAACTGGCTATGCTTGGCCTTGACGGTGTTGAAGATAACGGTGAAATCACTGAAGAAGACGCAACAGACCACAAACCTTCGAATAATTCTGATGATGGTGACGATGAAGACTTGCCAGACCCAGATGACGAAGAAGATGAAGACTTCGATACAGAAGACTAATCTCTAAAAAGTTACTTTAAAGCCCTGTACTTAGTATGGGGCTTTTTCATATGGAGAGCCATAATGGAGAAGTACACATTAACAAAACTTCCCGATTCAGTTACACATGTTTTTATTGACTCTGACAGTATTGCCTATAAAGGTGCTTGTGTAGTTGAGAAAGCAAAATATAAATATGTCAATAAACTCACAGCAGAGGAATCTGATTCGTTTGATAATGCAAAAGATGCTGCAAGATGGTTAGCAGACCAGAGAATCCTTGTGGAAGAGCTTGGCCTGACATTTGATGAAGATGAATGGGAAAGACAGACTTGGAAAGAAGCTAAGAGTGAGAAAGAAGCTATCATGGCGACTCAACAGGTGCTTCAGGAATGGCTTAAGGTTGTTGGTAAAGAAAGAACTTGGGTGGGTTATTTAACAGAGAAAGGTGTGCATAAGCATAAAGACATTAAAGGTCTTGAGCACCAATATCAAGGTAACCGTAAAGATGCTGTCACACCAACACACTTAGTTGCTTGTCGTGAATATCTTCTGTCAAGACCAGAGTTCAAACTCTTAAGGGGTGGCTTCGAAGCCGATTCAATCGTAATTGCTAAAGCTGAAAAGATGGGTAAGAAAGCTGCTCTTATGAGTATTGACAAAGACCTTCGACAAGCTGAAGGGACTTATTGTATTGATATGACTTATGAAAAGTCACCACTAATTTTTATTGCTGACAACAATGTTGGTGATATCTGGGATTGCCCTATCAAATCAAAACCAAAAGCTGCAAAAACAGTTGGTGTAGGTTTTAAATTCTTGTGTTATCAGGCTGTTGCTGGAGATAATGCAGACAACTACTTCGGACTTAAAGGTGCTGGTAAAGTAGCTGTGATGAATGCTTTAGATGGTAAAGAGACCTACAAAGAGTGTCTTGATGCTATCTATGAACTCTATGCTAAAAAAGACTCTTATACCTATGTGTCATGGGATGGACAGACTGTTACAAAGACACCGTTAGAGTTAATGGAACAGCATTTCTGGATAGCATATCAAGAGAGAAATCCAAAAGACAATTTCTCTTTCAAGAAATATAATTGGGAGCCGTGTATGAATGAAGATTAAAGGATTTGGCAATTGTCCTACCTATGGTCATTGGATATCTTTATGTGGGGAAGTTGACCCCACTAAACATTTTGGTTTTGTCTATTTAGTACACTGTAAGAAGACCGGACAATATTATATTGGAAAGAAACAGCTTAATAGTGTGACCAAAAGAAAAGTTGCTGGCAAGACTCGGAAGAAGGTAGTCACTAAGGAGAGTGATTGGATGACTTATGAGACTTCTTCTGAGTATATTAAAAAAGATATTGAGAGCTTTGGAAAAGAATTTTTTGACTTTTACATTATCCAAACCTACTACACGAAAGGTGGTCTAGTTTATGGTGAAGCAAACCTCCAACATAAATTCGATGTAATGACAAAAAGGATTGACTCTAAGCTCAGACTCTTCTACAATGCCAATATTGCAGCAATTAAGTTTATCACTAAAGAAACTTATGAAGATGCTGAAAAAAGAATCCATAAGGTAATGAAAGCAAACTGTACTTGATAACTATTGAGAGAGAATAAAATGTTTAACAAAAGTAAAGCTGTGAGTCATGTAGCAAAGGTTGACAGCAAGATTGAAGAACTTGAGCGCATTCTTGCAAATGCCAGAGAGTCAATAATTAAAGAAGTTGAAGCTGTTGAGTCTCAAATGCAGCACCTAATGCTTAAACGTCAAGAGCTACGTGAGCATCTAGAATATATTGAAACACGAGAGCTAAAAGTTAACAGATATTTTAAGGAGTCCGAATGTTTAACTCAAGAGAATCAGTAAAAAACTGGAACCTTCGTTGTGGAAACACTCAAAAGCAACCTTACAGTGATGAGTATTGGGAATCTTTAAAATCCCAGTCTCTGTGTATGCTTGAAGAAGCAAAAGAGCTTGTAAAAGCAATTGAAGAAAAAGACCCCATTGAGACACTGGATGCTCAGGCAGATTTGCAATATGTTCTTGATGGTCTGATTTATCTGTCACAACATGACCATAACGGTGCTATGAAAGCTGTTTGCCATAATAATGACCTGAAGTACACAGATGACTATGAAGAAGCTTTAAAACGTCTTGCAGATATTGAGAAGCGTACTGGTCAAGAGTGTATCATCAGAATGTCAGTGGTTGATGGTAAAGAGTGGTATGCGATTGTCCGTGCAGCCGATGGGAAGATTATGAAGCAATCAAATCTCCCTAAAGTACAGCTTGGTGAATACATTGTAGAGCTTGAAAGCCAAGAACTTTTTGTGGTAGTATCTGATACATGCGTTATCTGCAAAGGTATTGTATGTAGCTTAAAGGATTTGGGTGTAGATGGTTTTGTAGAAGTTAATCCAATTACCTCTAAAGCAGATAAAGATTTCTGTAAAGAGAATGGACTATGGATTGCAGATATTGTCTACTATGATGGTGAGCAGTTCCATGTAACCTCATACCCGAAACTGAATTATGATGCTAATAACCTGAAGTGCTGGTTAAAAGGGGTTGGTTATAATGGATTCACAGAACATTAATAAAGAGGGTGTGGCTCAAAAGAGCCACTTCTCAAACTACAATATTTCTATGACGGTGTTTATGAATGACCCGTTACTAGAAAAATATGGTGAGACTCCAGATACACTTCTGGACAATGAACAAGTTTTAAAAGCAGTCCTATACAAATACGGGATTGATATTGAGAAAGAATATTCCTTTGAAATCTGCCAACACAGGAATACTTTCGGTAAAGTTGTGATGGCTCCACTCTTTATGGGTGTAGAAAGGACTGACTATGGTTGGTTGTATCTAAAAAGAAACTTGGAGAAATACCGTGTCTAAAGCAAAAAAGCTATCTTATGATGATATTGTCTCAGGTGCTAAGTTAGGCGTTGACAGCCTCGGACAAGATGTTAAGCACGGGGACACAGTTATGTACTGTGATGACCGAAGAGGTAGAAGTGCAATCTTGTTTGGAAGAATTGTTTGCAAGATGCGAGGCAATTACGTTGTTGCAGACATGGATGTGAACGTTACACAAAAACTTGAAACACTTATGGATGATAATACATCATCATGGTTCTCCCTGAATTGTATGCACACTTCTTCAGTCACAAAAGTAAGTGATAAGTTTTACGATATGTGGCAGAATGAGCAAATTTTCAAGATTTAAACTAGGGAGCCTCTTCGGAGGCTCTTTTCATCTGTAGGATTCGAAAATGATTAAGACAATTAAAAAATCAAATGGTACAGTAGTAAGCTTTGACCCAGAAAGACTGAATAAGTGGGCATCATGGGCAGATAAACGTGGAATTATCTGGTCAGAAGTCACTATGGAAGCTATGAAACGTGTCTATGAGGGTTGCACTACAAAAGAGATGCACCAAGCCATGATTGATGTTTGTGTTGATAAACAAACTCAAGAGTACTCAGATATGGCTGGACGGCTACTTCTGGGGATTATCTACAAAGAAGCCTTTGGAGGCTTTACTAAGGTTCCTACGCTGGTTACCTTCGTTAAAAATATGGAGAGAGCAGGACTTTGGGAGAAGATGGACTACTCACAGGAAGAGCTTGAATACCTGCAAGGTTACATTGTGCACTCAAAAGATATCTCTTACGGTTATGCAGTCTTGAAACAGTTCAGAGACAAGTATGGTATCCGTGATATTAAAACGGGAAGACTTTTTGAGTCACCACAATTTATGTTCATGGGTATGGCTATGAAAGCCTTTGAGAAGCAACCAAAGCACCGTAGACTGCAAGATGTTATCAAGCTGTACACTTACCTATCTGACCTGAAGATTAACGCCCCTACGCCATATTTAAACGGGTTAAGAGCAACTAAATCAGGTTATGCGTCATGCTGTTTGATTAAGGCAAATGATACTGCTGAGTCTCTCGGTATTGCTGCAAAGGTTGCTTATGATATGACTACAAAGCAAGCTGGTATTGGGATGCTGATGGAAACTCGCACCATTGGTGATGGTATCCGTCAAAATACTATTGAGCACATGGGTAAACTACCTTATTACAAGCTTGTACGCTCATCTGTAGAGGCAAACAAACAGAAGAGTCGTGGTGGTTCAGCTAATAACTTCTACACTGCTCTAGACCCGCAGATTGAAGATTTACTGCGTTTGAAGCACCCTACAACGGTTCCTTCTAAACGTATTAACGAGATGGACTACTCATTCGGTACAAATGATTATTTCTGGCAGTGTGTTCAATATGATACAGACTGGTTGCTATTCTCTTACAAAGATGCACCAAAACTCTATGACATGTTCTACACAGCATCTGCTGATGAGTTTGCTATGGCAGTTGGTCACGCAGTACATTCAGGTGTTAAGCACAGACGGGTAAAGGCTCGTGAAATTGCTAAGCTGTTTATTCAACAGCGTTATGCTACAGGTCGTGTGTACCCATTCTTCACGAATAATGCAAACACACATACACCATTTAAAGAGCCTTTGAAGATGTCAAATCTTTGTATGGAAATTGTGTTGCCAGTGTACGGCTTTGAGAAAGAGACAGACCTTTACAGAGATGATGCTGTGAAAGAGGATGGTGAGGTAGCTCTTTGCTTCCTAGCTAGTTTGGTTGCAGGGAGAATTTCAGAAGATGAATACGCTGACGTTGCTTATTATGCTCTTGCAATGGTTGACTCCGTTATTGACCTTATGGATTATCCGTATCCGTCGATGCGTAACCATGTTCAGAAGCGTCGTTCTGTTGGGATTGGCCTTACAAATGTGGCTCATTACCTTGCGAAGAACTACGTGAACTATTCTTCAAGAGCAGGTAAGACGAAGCTTCATGAGCTTGCTGAAATGCACTCTTACTACTTACACGAAGCTTCTTTGAGACTTGCTAAAGAACGTGGTGTACCTGAGTATATGCAGTTCACTAAGTATCCTGAAGGGTGGGTTCCTCCAAAGACAGCTAACAAGAAGATTGATGAAAAGCATGATGCGAAACTACGATATGATTGGGATGACTTAGCACAACGTATCAAAGAGAATGGTGGAATCCGAAACTCTGTATTAGAAGCTTACATGCCTAATGAGAGTTCTTCACTAGCAACTAATACGACAAACGGCTTGTACCCAATTCGTGACTTTATTTTAACTAAAAAGTCTGCAACTGGTAACGTACTGTTTATTGTTCCAGATTATGAAGAGTTGAAGTATGTATATGAAATTGCTTGGGGTATTGACACCTTTGACCTGATTGATTGTTATGCAATTGTTCAAAAGTTCACTGGTCAAGCTATCTCTTCAGATTTCTATGTTGACTATGCAAAGTCTAAGAAGGTATCATTGGCTCAAGCTTTGAAGTACATGATTTATGCCAACTCGGTAGGTATGAAAACCATGTACTACCTTAACAGTCGCATTGGTGTAGGTAAATCTGCACTGCAAGATGCTTATTGCGAGGGTTGTGGTGTTTAGTTTTAACAACTATGAGGGTCGTAAAAGACCCTCTAAAAATAACTTTGGAGAGACCATGAAAGATTTAATAGAAAAACATGAGCGACCTATATACTTGCTCCACAAGCCTCGGAAAACGATGTACTATGTGAGTAGCACAGACATGATGATAAAACAAAAGGATGACTCATGGGTTGCTGGTATCTCTTACATCTCTACAGCAGATGGTAAAATCTACGCAAGACCTTATGAGATGTTCAACAAAGAAAATTGGGAAGTTTTAGACAGAAAACAAGCCTTAGAAATGATAAAGAAAGGAGAAATCACGCTATGATTAACCAGCACCCAATCTTTTTAGGTGGTGAGAGAAAAACTTTTGACTCACTTAATAAACACTACCCAAAAATCTTTGAGCTTTATAAACAACAAAAAGCACAAGATTGGTCAGAAGATGAGTTCCCTTTTGAACAATCACGTCTTGATTTTGAGAGTGTACCAGCATCAATGTCAGGTGTAATGCTTGAGATTCTTAAGTGGCAGTGGGAAGCAGATACTCAAGTTGCTAAGAGTTTGGCATTTGCCTTTGCACCATTTATCTCTGATGACATCTATGCAACTGCAATTATGAAGCAGTCTGAGATTGAAAACCTACATGCTCTTACTTACTCAGAGATTGTAAGGCAATGTATTAAAAACCCTGAAACAATCTTAGATGAGATTAACCAGAATGTTGCTGTACAAGACCGATTAAAAACTGTGAATCGTGTTCTTGAAGAATTACTGGATGAAGGTATAAACTATCGTCTGAGTTATGTGCGCGACTCACTTCTGGACAAAGACCCTTTACACTTCCATAAAGTGATTCTGAAAGGGCTGTTTGCAGTGACTGCACTTGAAGGTATATCTTTTATGGCATCCTTTGCATGTACTTTTGCACTTGATGCTCAAGATAAATTTCAGGGTATTGCTCAAGCTGTCCAGAAAATTATGCTTGACGAAATCCTTCACACTAAAATTGATATTGAAGTTTTAAAAGAAACTTTAAGAGATGATGAGTGGCAGAAAGCTTTTCAACAAATTCTTCCAGAGATTAAAGTAATCTTAGATGAAGTAGTTGAAAGTGAAGAGAAATGGTCGTATTATATCTTCTCCGAAGGACGTGCTGTAGTTGGCTTAAATACAAAGCTTCTTCATGAGTGGGTTTACTATAATGCTGCCCCACTGTATGATATGTTTGGCATTCCCAGAGATTTTGTAGCTCCTAAAGAACCACCTTTGAAGTACATGATTAAGAAGATGGAAATTGATAAAGAGCAGAATGCTAATCAGGAGCAACAGAACGGTGCGTACCTATTGAATACTGTTGTAGATGATTTGAATAGTGGATTTTTAGAGGTTCCTTAATGACTTATGTGATTTACTCCAAAACTGGATGCCCTCAGTGTGAGACTGCAAAGAATTTTGCAAAAGCTCGTGGTATTGACCATGTTGTGAGAATGTTAGGGCAGGATTATGAACTGTCAGACCTGATGGATATTGCACAGATGCCAGTTCGTCAGATGCCATTCATCATGAAAACTGACGGTCAAAACCTAAAACCTGTTGGGACGCTACAGAATTTTATGGCAGAGGTGAATAATGCTTAAACGCATTTGGGAAGGTTTGGTTGTTGATGCACCAGCTATTGTGATTGGTATGCTGATTGTTAACCTATTTACTGACTTTGAACAAGGTTCATTGTTTGGAGCCATGTTACTATGGGTTATCTTCGAAATATTAGAGATACAGCTAGGCATCACTGAAAAACTAAGAAAACTCGTTTCAAAGTTTTCTAAAAAGATTTAAAATGAAAGGGTCTCTTCGGAGACCTTTTTAGCATGTAAAGGGGCAATAATGAACAAAGTACAGATTATTAAAAAGAATGGCTCACTTGAAGAACCTGATATCAAAAAAGTTTTAGCAGCAGTAACTAAGTCAGCTAACAGGGTTGGATATAAAGAACTCCCACCAGATGTTACCCAAGCTCTTGAGTCAGCATTTATGAGGATTCTGGTAAAGTCCACTAAGCAGAATAATTTACTCATCTCAGTCAATGATATTCACAGCATTGTTGAGGGTGCTTTGGCAGAAGTCAATCACGAGATTTATGAGTCTTACTCAACATACAGAAATTACCGGAAAGAGGTTGCTCAAAATTGGGATGAGCTTTACCAAAAGACTAGAGACACGCTCTTCTTAGGTGACCGTGAAAACGCTAACTTTGACAGCAGTTTAATTTCTACAAAAGGTTCAATTATTCGTGGTTACCTGACTAAAGAAATCTTTAAGCAGTACCATTTAACACCAGAGGAACTTGAAGCCATTGAAAAAGGGTTTATCTATATCCACGATTTAAGAGACCTGATTTTTGGCGGCATTAACTGTTGCTTGTTTGACATTGGTAAAGTACTGAAAGGTGGCTTTGAGATGTCTGGCATCGAATACTGTGAACCGAAGTCTGTGCTGTCAGCCTTACAGGTTATTGGTGATGTAGTTCTTTCAGCAACTGCACAGCAATTTGGTGGATTTACTTTAGCAGAGATTGATAAGGTGCTTGTACCGTATGCTAAGAAGTCTCTACGCTATCATGCTGAGAAAGCAGCATCTTATGGTATTCCTAAAGAACATTACCATAATTATGTCATGGAGCAGCTACAGATTGAATTAACTCAAGGTTTTCAGTCACTTGAAATGAAACTGAACACTGTACCTTGCAGCCGTGGTGATTTCGCATTCACAACTTTAACATTTGGGTTGCTCGACTCAGATATGTCTAATGAAGACAACCGACTGCAATACATGATTGCAAACACCATTCTTGATGTTCGCATGAATGGACAAGGTAAGAGTAAGAAGCCTGTTGTATTCCCTAAACTGGTTTATATTTATGACCAGAAGAGACATGATGAAAATATCTGTCAAGGTCACCTGTACAGTAAAGCTATTGAGTGTTGCTCTAAAGCTATGTATCCAGATTTCTTAAGTGTATCTGGTCATGGTGCTGTAGCAGAGGCTTTTGAGCGTTCTGGCAAGGTTATTTCGCCGATGGGTTAACAGGCTCTATAGCTCATCTAAAACGTGCCTAAACAGGGAAACTCTACAGATGTAGACAATCCTGTGCTAAATGATGTACGATGTAAGAAACTATACAACATAGGAGTCTTACATGCCAAACTATCACGTCACTGAAGATGGAAAAGTCTTTAGGGAAAATGGTGTAGAGCTTACGCAGTGGAAATCCAACACTGGGTATATGAAAGTGAGGTTTTACGGTAAGAAGAATCGTGACATGTATGTCCACAGGTTAGTTGCTGAGAAATATGTACCTAACCCAAATAATCTTCCAATTGTAAAACATAAGGACGATAACAAACTAAATAACCACGCATCCAACTTAGAATGGGGTACTCATTCTGAGAATGCTAAAGAAGGTTATGAGAACGGGTGCTACAAGTTCCACAAGCGTTCATATGCCGTGAAAGCCACACACAAAGTGACAAAGGAAGTTATTGTTACTAAGTCAATACGAGAGTTATCCAATATACTTGGACACAATCGCAAGACCATCTCTTCAATATTGAAGGGTGTAAAAGAGCATAATAACTTCGAATATGAGTTTGAATACATCTAAATGCCGAACGACTAACCGTGATGAATGTAGCGGTGTAGGGTCAAGCGACTCGAAATGGTACGCTACTTAGAAATAAGTAGAAGATATAGTCTGGACTTACTGGCGACAGTAAGCAGCTTGAATAAAGCGGGGTAAGCTTAGCGAACTTACCTGAACAACAAGTGTAGAGCATTTTTATCACCATACCATAACGAATATGGTGAAGAGTTTTATGTAGGTCGTGCTAACATTGGTGCTGTATCTTTGAACTTACCAATGATTTACCAGTATTCTAAAGAGAATGGTTTAGATTTCTGGAAAGAGCTTGATAAGTACCTAGAAATGATTCGCAGCTTCCATAAGAAACGTTACGAAATGATTGCCAATATGCCAGCAAGTTCTAACCCTCTTGCATTCACACAAGGTGGTCTGTATAAAGGGACTAAGAAGCCTACTGACAAGGTTGGTTGGGATATTGTGAAGTCCTTCACAGCTTCTTTTGGGGTTACTGCTCTTGATGAGTTATCTGTTCTTGCTGAAGGTAAACGACTTCATGAAGTTGGAAGTTCCAGTTTTGCATACGATGTTCTGGCATACATTAACATGAAAACTGAAGAGTTTAAGAATGAAGATGGCTTCCTGTATGCAGTATATGGCACTCCAGCAGAGTCATTGTGTGGAACTCAGCTAAAACAGTTCAGAGATATGTTTGGTGTTATTAAAGGCGTTTCTGACAAGGAATACTTTACAAACAGTTTCCATATGAATGTTGCAGCAAACATCTCACCATTTGAGAAGCAGGAATTAGAAGAGCCATTCTTCCATATCTGTAGAGGTGGCAGAATCCAGTATGTAAGGGTAGCTAACCCAGAAAACTTACCAGCACTTAAAAGTTGTATTACAAGAGGGATGTTGAAAGGTTTTTATCAAGGGCTTAACTTTGACTTAGCAATCTGTGAACATTGTGGTAACAGACCAAAGGCTGATGTTGAAGAATGTGAGGTTTGCCATTCACATGATATCTCTGTGATTAACAGGGTGTGCGGGTACTTGTCATTCACAAAAATTAAAGGTCAGTCTCGAATGAATGACGCTAAGATGGCAGAAATTAAGGATAGGGTTTCTATGTAGCATACAAATGAATTACGAACTAATATATAATGCAATTATTAAGAAGGCACATTCTGAAAGGGGTGTGCCTCTTACATACTACAAATGTCAAGGTAAGGGTTATGAAAGACACCATATCATACCAGTATGTCTAGGTGGAGATAAAATTAGTGGAGATAATATTGCTTTGCTTACACCTAGAGAGCATTATATAGCTCATAAATTACTGGTTAAGATGTATCCAAACAATCATAAGTTATGGTTTGCATGGAACAGGTTAGCTCATGATGGCCTAGATAGGAAAATATCATCCAGAGACTATGAAAAGGTAAGAGCTTTGAACTCGAAAGCTTTATCTATTGTGAATAAAGGTAGGGTTTTCACTGAAGAACATCGAAGACGATTAGGAGAATCTCAAATAGGCAATACAAAATCAAAAGGTTGTAAAAGGTCTATAGAAACAAGGAAGAAGATGTCAGAAGCCGGAAAAAAGCCAAAGAAAAAGAAAACTTGCCCTCATTGTGGTATGACTGGTGGTGCTGGTAACATGACTCGATATCATTTTGACAATTGTAAGAAAAAATAACCTTATGTAAAACTTGACAAGGTGGTGTGGGTCTTGATAGGCTTACATCACCTTTTTTATTGGATGTTAGATATGGCAGAGAACATCATTGGCCTATTCATAGGTTCTGTCTTACTAGGGTTCTTTTTAGGACTTTCTTATTGTGAATTGAGAGATAAGTTAAAATGTTTAAAATATCAAAAACGTTGATATACATACTCCACATTCTAATCTTCTTCTTTGGGGTTAGTGTTATGGTATGGGGTTTTTCAGACCCACAATGGAGTTTATCATATCATGGACAAATGGATTTATGGTCATGCTTCAAACCATTTTTAGGGTTAGCTATAGCATTCAGTGCATTACCAACTAGGGTGAAATTATGATTAAGTTGAACCAAAAACAGTTAGAGTGGATTAAAGACTACGCCTCAGAGTGTGGCTCTTGCGAAAAGAATCACGTAAGATATTCAACATTCCATACGACCTTCACATTGTACATCAGCGACAACGTTCTAAGTGATTCTGTAGAAGATGGTGTAGCATTGCCTAATGAATTGCTTGACAAATTAGCTGTAGTCACTGGAACTTGGTCTGAAGAAGACGGTCATGAACTATCTAACGATGTTGTCTTCTACAGTCTTGAAAATATTATGAATCCAGAGTACATTATGCTAATGACTTGCGCACAAGATTGTGTACCATTACAAAACTTCATTAAAGAGCACTGTGAAGAATTTATTACTAAACAGGTTCCTTGTCAGGTGGTGTTTGAATGAGTAAAACAATTAAATAATATTGGTGAGGTAACTAGATGAATTACATGGAGATTCGACCATTTGACACAGCTAATGGTGAAGGGGTTCGTGTAAGCCTCTTCGTAGCTGGCTGTAAACATCACTGTGAAGGCTGCTTTAACAGGGAGTCTTGGAAGTTTAATGCTGGTAAAGAGTTCACTTATGCAAACCTTTATGGCATCATTAAGTTAATGGATGATAATGCCATCAGTGGGCTGTCAATACTTGGTGGAGAACCTCTGGATGATAGAAACATTCAAGAGGTTACCAACATATGCAAACGTATTAAAACCGTTTACCCAGAAAAATCTATCTGGCTCTGGACAGGTTTTCAGTTACATGAAAAAATTCACCTTGATGTGATGAAATATGTTGACGTGGTGATTGATGGTAAGTATGATTCATCTAAACCAACAGTTAAACCATATCGTGGTTCTGATAACCAAAACCTCTGGAGAAAAGAGTATGGGTGGCAAGGCGATTGCCAATGGCGAGCAGAATGATTATTCTGGCAAATGGACTAAGGTATAACTCCAATTGGTATCACTGAAGAAGAACTTCATAAGTTCTGTATTAAACTTTAATGAGAGAGAGACTAAAAATGGGAATTTTAGGTAATATGAAAGCTGGATTCTTGAAGGCACTGGCAAAAGCAGCAGCAATTGTTTCTATGACTGGAAAGCAGGTCGGTGTAGATGCTTCAGCGGTTGCACAGGTTCTTACAAGCCAAATTGAACAGCAGCCTTACATCTATGTAGGCCGTGGCAAAGGTGGTAAGAAACAAGCCCACCGTCAGTCTGGTGCAGCAGCTATTAAACGAGCAGCTAAGAAAGCTCGTAACCGTAAACGTAATAAGAAGGCTAAATAATCATGAGCAAAGTTTATAACACTCGTAAATTACAGATTTTCTTACTGTGCCAGTTTATGGCTATAGAGCATAACTCCTACTATTGTGGTACAGGATTCATTAGTGATAATGATGGCTCATATATCCCATTCAAAGAGGCTGTAAAACTCTTCAATGAAGAGAAAAGCTCTGAGAAAGATATTGAAAAGGTTAAATTAACCTATAGTAAGAAAGATAAGAAGATTATCTGCCTAGATAACTTTGTGAAAGTTACCAAAGAAACTAAAGAGTTAATGGAAGAAAGTGAAATTCCATTCACAAGAATCTTGAAAGTAGCTCAGTAAGCAGATACTATAAGGGGACTGTAAAGGTTCCCTTTTATTTTGGAGATGATATGTATCTGTCAAACCTAAAACGTTCTGCTGCAATGTCAGTTCTAAGACTCAGCTTTGATGAGCGTCAAGAGTTTATAGACTCCCACAAATATGACCCTTCAAATTCTAATCACATGGTTCTTTGGAATCGTGATAACTTCCGTGAAAGAGCACTTGTCCGTTATTACCCACACTACACAATAGATAACCTGTATGAATGGTGTGTTGTGAAGAACACCATTGCAACACTGAACAATCTTTGCAGGTATACGGGTAAGCAAACATTTACATTAGGTCATCACAAACCTGTTACAAAAGGTGGTGAACATCACTGTGCAAACTGGTTTATCCAAACTAAAACTGATAACCAGAAGCAAGGAGATAGCCTCCTAAGTATCCCCAAGATGACCTATGAAGAGCAAGAGAAATATATCAAAAATAATATGCCAGATGTGCTTGACAACAACTATACAGATTTGGCAATATCTCTCCTGTTGAAGTTCGAGACAGTTTATAGGGCAACTTATAATGGCTAAAGAAAAGTGGGAGATTCTACCATTAGTGAGTGAAGGTGGTAACGGCTGTGAGATGTACATGATACGTGGTCATGTCCCAGAACCAATTGCACTTGAGATGGTAAACAATTTTACAGATGGCTCTTACAAAGATTTAGGAGAGCCAACTATAAAGCATCAATGGGTCAAACCTGTACCAGACAGCACAGGTAACTGTAGTGTACTTTATCACGTTGTAGACCCTGCAAAATGCAAATCTGCAATGGCAGTAACAAACATAACCTTTGATTGAGAGAGAAAACTATGAAAACATCTATCCGTGTTACAGTTCATTCACCAACTAAAGGGACTCATGAAGAAGAGTTTAACATCATCCAATTTCCTTCTGGTGAGATTGGTGGACACTTTTCGCCAGAGTTTGTTGATTTCACTGCTTATGCAGCATCATCCATCAACAATGTGATTATGATTGTAAAAGGTTATGATAAGGATACATTGTTTGCTGTGGCACTTGCTAAAGAAGCAATTGATGATTTAATTCCTCATGATTATGCTTTAAAGACTGTCATCTTTTACTACTTACCAAATGCACGTTATGACCGTCACATGTTTAAAGGCGACGCAGCAGCTTTAAAGGTTTTTGCTAAACAGGTAAATGCAATGGGATTTGGTGCAGTCTGTGCAGTTGACCCTCACAGTTACGTTCCAGATAACCTGTTTAACTGCTTCCAAAGTATTCCTCAAAAGGAAATTGCAGTCCACTATGCGAATGACCCTTTGATTGATTATTTAGTAGCCCCAGATGCAGGTGCTTCTAAGAAGATTGCAGAGACTGCTAAAGAGGTGGATAAACCATACATCACAATGTCTAAAGTACGTAACCTTAAGACTGGTGAAATTACTGGTATGCGAATCCTTGATGATGTTGATTTGGCAGATAAAACCGTCATGATTCTGGATGATATCTGTGATGGTGGTCGAACCTTCATAGAGGCAGCTAAACACCTACGTGAAGCAGGTGCAAAACGTGTGGAGCTTTATGTAACACATGGTATCTTCTCTAAAGATGTTGAAAACCTTCTTGACAATGGTATCGACCATATTTACACTACAAACTCTTTAGGTGAAGCTAAAGACCGTGGCTTAACACATTACGGCCAAGTTACTGTAGCAAACCTTGATTGAAAGTTTATAGGGGCTTAAAAGCCCCATTTTGAGAGATATTAAAAGATGACTAAATCACTTTATGCAGTACCAGCAGGTTTAAACGCAGATGCTTACAAGGCATCACATATATATCAGTATCCAGATGCCACACAGTACCTTATGCTGAACCTGACACCACGTAGCGATAAATGGTTTAACAGCCCTTTAGCAATTGATGGTGTAGTAGCTTTTGGTATTCAACGTTTCGTTAAAGATTACTTGATAGACCACTGGAACGCCACTTTCTTTGAACGTGACAAAAAAGAAGCAATTGACGAAATCTTAGAAATCATGAACGGTGTTCTGGGCAAAGATGCTATTGGTCGAGAACATTGGGAAGCACTCCACGACTTAGGTTATCTACCAGTTGAAGTCTACGCTGTAGAAGAAGGCACAGTTGTTCCTATGCGTGTACCAATGATTGTCTTCCAGAACACTGTTTCAGGTTTCCATTGGGTAGCGGGATATCTGGAAGATGCTTTCTCTGCTGAGATTTGGAAGGCTTGTACCATTGCAACTATTGCATTGCACTACAAACGTATCTGTAAGAAGTGGTCTGACCTTACTTGTGACAACGACTTACATTTGCCTTATCAGTGCCATGACTTTGCTATGCGTGGTATGTCCGGCTTTACTGATGACGCATTTAATGCTGTAGGTCACTTAACCAGCTTTAAAGGAACTGATAGTTTCCCTGCTGTATACACGGCTAAACGAATCTATGGTCAGTCTTACCTAATCTCTGATATTGGTAGTTCTGTACCAGCCACTGAGCACTCTGTAATGTGTGCAAACATTGCTTGGGAAGGTGGTAATGAGTTGATTGAAGAAGAAAGACGCTTTAAAGGTGAGTTACAAACCTTCCGTCGTTTCTTAACAGAAACTTACCCAACTGGTATTGCAAGTATTGTTTCAGATACTTATAACTTCTGGAGAACTGTGTCAGAAATCTTACCAGCACTCCGTAAAGAAATTATGGAACGTGATGGTAAACTGGTAATTCGCCCTGACTCTGGAGACCCTGTACATATTGTCACAGGATACAAAGCAATCCATTTAGAGTGTGCTAAAAAGGCTTATTACGAACACTTAAGCAAGCTGGAAGCCAGCGACACAATGTTGAATGCTGTTCTGAACATGAAGCTTGAAAACATCAACTATGGTATTGCTGGATGGCTACTGTCAGAAGGCTACGAAATGGTTGTTGACAGAGAAGACTTTGAAGTTGCTGATACAGTGCTGTTGAAAAATGCTTATATGGTTGGTTCTGCAAACGTTGTAACACGTCCTGTAGCGGAGATTGATGGAGCTATCAAGACACTGTATAACATCTTTGGGGGAACTATCAACTCTAAAGGTTTTAAAGTACTGGATGAGCATATCGGGCTTATTTATGGCGACTCTATCACGTTGGAACGTGCAAACGAAATACTGAAGCGTTTGTATGAAATGGGTTTTGCAAGCTCTAACGTAGTGTTTGGTGTAGGTTCTTACACTTACCAGTACATGACTCGTGACACCTTTGCATTTGCTGTCAAAGCAACTCTGGCAAGCATTGGTGGTAAAGAGATTATGCTTGCAAAAGACCCTAAAACAGATAGTGGTGTTAAGAAATCTGCCTTTGGTGGTGTAGCACCTATGTGGGATGGTGATAAGCTGAAAGCTGTAGATGGCTATGGATTCCAGAGTTTTGCAGATGTACTTGACCACCCAGCTTGTGCTTTACGTTTAGTCTTTAGTGACTCTGAGCAGTTCGGTTACACAACTCTTGGTGATATTCGAAATAATATTGACAAGCAGCTTTAAAAGTATATGATAAGAGGCTCCTACGGGAGCCTTTTTAATTTCTGGAGAAGATTATGAAAATCAAAGAGATGAACATCAACATTGTCTTAGAAGAACGTTGGGAGAACATTAAGAAACCTGAAGATGGTAAAAAGTTCCTTAACAAAATTTTAGTAGCAGCTAAAGAAGAACTGACTGGCAAGATTGCAGCAGCAATCACAATAAAGGTTTGTGTAAAAGGTCTTCCAGACCATCACCAATTTGCGCTTGACGAGTTTAAAAAAAGCTTCTACAATCCAAACAAACAGATGCTTGAAAGTAACTTTGCAGTATCTACAAGTATCGTCCATGACAGAAGCTTTATCCTTTACAAAAACATGAGAGGTGAGTCATGCAAGCATATTGGGTAGAAATTTTACTGTCACTTGGTAGTGTAGCAGTCCTTGTTTATCTTCTTTGTAAGTACTTTGCAGAACACAAGAAGTGTGACTACTGTAACGGAGAAGGTTATACAAGAGCAGGTTGTTGCCCTATGTGTGGTGGTTCTGGTAAAATGTTTAATAAGTAATTTAACAGTAAACTAAGAGGAAAGTATTATGCGCATGGTAAATGACCACGCAGAAGTGATTAAGAGTTCAACTTCTTTAGAGACGTCTCAAGCACAGATTACAATGACACCTGAGATGTTCAGCCTTTTGAGTTCTGGTGTGTATACCTTTAAAGAAAGGGCAGTGATTCGTGAACTGTCATGTAACGCAGTAGATGCTCAGAAAGAAGCTGGAAAAGAGAACATCCCGTTCCATGTGCATTTACCTACTCGTTTTGAGCCTTACTTTGAAGTTCGTGATTTTGGAACTGGATTGACTCATGATAAAGTTATGAGTTTGTACCTAAACTATGGAGCTTCTACGAAGAATGACTCTAATGACTACATTGGTGCAATGGGTATCGGCTCAAAGTCACCATTTGCAATTGCTCAGTCATTCACAGTATCTAGCTATGTTGACGGTGTTGTTAATAAGTACTCTGTTTATCTTGAGAATGGTATCCCTCAAGTAACTAAGCTGACAACTAACCCAACAAAAGAACCTAATGGTTTAGCTGTACGTGTGGCAGTTGCTGACCACCGTATCTCAAAGTTCTTTGAAGAAGCTGGAAATGTGTACTCATACTTCACTGTAAAACCAGAAAGTAATATTGAGTACGACGATGTATTAGCAGATATGAACGTCATTGCCCGTGAAGAAGGTGTTTATGATGCCATGATTCATAAGCAAAGCTGGCGTTCTAGTGGTAACAGGACAGAGTTTAATGTGGTGATGGGTAATATTGCCTATCCAGTGAACATGGAAGCATTACTTGGTGATGATTTCTTCAAAGTCTTGCCAGAGTTTTTCCGTAGGAGCGTAGACCTTGTAAACATCTACATGCCTATTGGTTCAGTTGCTATTGCAGCTTCTCGTGAAGCATTGCAGATGAATGATACGACAAAAAATGTTATCATTGAGGCTACTAAAAAGATAACTGAAGCGATTACAAAGGATGTTATCAAGAAAGTTAATAGTCAACCTACACTCATGGATGCTGCACAGGCTTATGCTGAGTTACGTTTGAACTCACGAGAGATGTTTAATGCTGTGTGTCCAAAGCTAGAGTGGGGAGGTGTTAAGCTTGATTCTCTGGAAGAAGAATTGCTAAACATTCGTCGTGGAATTATCTACGCAGAAGACGGCTCAGTCATTTACGAACGTGACGGTAAAGGTAATATTAAGGTTGATAGGAACGGGAACAATATCCCTAAAGTAGATTATCTTTATGACCCAGTTGCTTATGTCAAGTTTAACTCTTTAGAGAGTAAGATTCGTGCAACAGCACTATCCTACACTCAAGAGGCGAGCATGTTCAACATCTTTGGTGCAATGCGCAAAAGCCAGATTGGACAGTTTTTGTTCGTGATTAATGACCGTCGAAATAAAAATGGCACTGAGAAGACTGTTGGGCGTAACCAAATCTTGCGTGGTGCATGTCGAGACTATGCAAGTGAGTCTAGTCTGTTTCACAGATACAATGGTATTGTCTTTGTATTCTCGACTGAAAAAGAGTTAGATGACTTAATCAATCTGCACAAACTTGATAAAAGCTTGTTAAAGATTGTGAAAATGTCTGATAAGGAACACCATTACCAGCGTAAAGAAGCTGTAAGAGGTGTTGTAAAACTCTGGAAAGCTGTTCCAGCAGAAGGTGTAGCCTCCTACAAAGAGGTGTCAGAGGACTTAGACACAATTGAAGAGTCTCAGCTTTATATCAAGGCAGTAGGCGACACAGTTGATGGTAGATGTTTTTGCTCATCCCCAGAAGATGTAGCTAAGTCAGTTGCTAATGTTATTGGAAAGACAGTCTATGTTTTCCGAAAAGCAAATTGGAAAAAGATACCAGAAGACTGGATTGAAGTAGATGAGAAGCTCTTGAATGACAGCTTAACTGATGTTCATTGGATTAATCATAACAGGTATATGACACGCATCTACATGGATGGTGTTCTTGACCTTACAAGTAGCTGGATTATTGCCAGAAACTTTACATTCAATAATAGGAAGATTTCTCGTGGTTATTGCTATTCACTGGATACAAACAAAACTATCTTCCTAGAAGGTAATGAAGAGGCTGTAGAGGCAATGTTCGGTAAAATCCAATACGTTGCTGCACCGTTTGCATACACTTACACTGTTAGTAGATTGCAAACTTTGAAAGAATGCCTTGACAATGATACAAAGCTTTACAAGAAAATTAAGAAAGCTGGTGACCGCATGGTCATTAAGGTGACAAACTACCTTTCAAAAAGAAAACAAGAAAACTTCTTGCTTTCTCATTTAGATTGGAATAAAGTGTCACCTATCGAAGTGGGTAAGTTCTTAGGCTTTGATGTGAAGTGTGTTCCAGAAGGGACTACAATTTACGATTAAAGTGTTTGACAAGGGGCTTCAAAGCCCCTTAGAATAGCATCACAAAATGATTTATTAACTAACAAGAGAGAGTAATAAGATGACTACCAAAACTAAAGCACAGATTGACGCAGAAATTTACAAACTGGTTAAAGAGGGCAAGCTGACTAAAACAGCTATTGCACAGAAATTTAATACCTCAACCCGTTCAGTCGGTCGTGCTGTAGAGCGTCATGAAGCAACCTTAAAAGGGAATAAAAAGGCGACTTCTACACCAGCTACGAAGACTTTGAAGCAAGTTGCTAAGACCTTTAAAAAGAAAGCTGACAAGCCAGTTAAAAAGGTTGTTAAAGATTCTGTACAGAAAGCTCCAGTAAATAAACTGCACGAAGCTATGCAGAAAGATGACAAGATTGAGTACATGATTACTGGCGACTCTGTAATTATGACTTACGGTTCAGAATCTGAAATTGTTGAGTCTACTCATCCGAACTATCAAGAGATTGTAGTTCATGTTGTGAAAGGTGAGTTCAAGAAAGCCTTTGAACTGATGAACATTCGTAAGTCTATCGAAAACTTCACGCAGGGAGCTATCACAATCAAAGGTGACAAGTTATTCTACGGTGCTGTTGAGATGCGTTCTACTCTGGTTGACCGTATTCTTCACATGATGAAGACTGGAGATAAAGGTTTCGAACGCCTTGTGATGTTCTTCGAAAAACTGATGGAAAACCCATCTAAAGATTCTGTAGAACAACTTTGGGGATTTGTATCTCACCTTGATGTTGAAATTGATGAAGAAGGCTACATCATTGGTTGGAAGAAAGTCTCTACTCGTGAAGGCAAGCTGGTTGACTCTCACACCTACAAAGTGCCTAATGATTTGGGTAACATTGTAGAAATGCCACGTTGGATGGTTGATAATAACCGTAACGTAACTTGCTCTCAAGGTCTTCATGTTGGTGCTTGGGATTATGTTCGTTGCTTCTCAGGTGATACAATCCTGAAGGTTCGTGTCCATCCACGAGATGTTGTATCTGTTCCAACTGATTACAACGATATGAAGATGCGTTCCTCTCGTTATGAAGTTGCAGCAATCGTTGATAATCAACGTAAAGTGCTGGAAGCATGGGACGGTAAGACTGAAGCTTTGCATGTCATCGTTGGCACTGCTGGTGAACTCATCTCTCAACGTAAACGTGAAATCTAATAAGTAATTTCTTAAAAGGCTGCTTCGGCGGCCTTTTTTATTTGTATTTTGTGCAGAGTGCTGTATAATTGATGTCACGATAAACTAAACAGGGGAACCAATGAAGAAATTGATTCTAGGTTTGTGCTTAATGTTTACAGCACACTTATCTTATGCAGTTGACTGCCCAGAGCTATCAATTAGCCAAAAAGTAAACATGTTAAAAGCTTACCAGTATGGTGAGAATAATATGGGTAAAGGTTGGGGTATCACTCTAGCTGCTATAGCCTTACAAGAGTCAGAGTTAGGTCTGAAGGTAGAGAATAAAAAGACCCATGACTATGGTATTTTCCAGAATCACTTGAAGACTGTTGTAAAGCGTAACAAAATTAGTCCTAATGTGGCTAAAAAGAAACTCTTAAAAGACTTTGATTATGCTGCTAAGGAAACTCACAAAGAGCTTGAGTTTTGGACGAAGGTACATGGTCAACCAAAGTCAAAGAAGACTTTACAAAAAGTTTTAGCATCTTATAATGCTGGGTATTCATACAAAATTCCTAAAGCTAAGAAATATTCTCAAGATGTCTATAACAATATGAAAGTGATTGCTCAATGTGAATTTGCAACAAACATTTCTAAGGTAAACCATGAAAAAATTAAGAAAGTCTGATGAAGTACTGTGCCATGCTTACGACTTGCACCCTCATGAGTTAGGTCTTGATTCCTGTGTATGGACTCCAGAACAGTGTAGGGATTTTGAAGACACCGCAAGAGAAGTTGTATGTTCACTCGAAGAGTTCCACACATCAGAGACAATTGTGAATGTTGTAGATAAAGAGACTGGACAAACTATAGGTGTAAGGCGTGACAGCTTAGTCATAGTCAATAAAGACCTTGTAGAAAAAGGTAACCTCATCTTAGCAGATATTGATGGTGTTCTTACAAATTTTAATCACGAAGATTGCTCAACAGAATTGATTGATGGGTCATTTTCACAGTACACTAATTTGCTTGACTCTGTAAGAGCAAAACCAACGTATGTTTTCAATATTATTGATGCAATTGCTAACCATGCTGCAATTGGACTCTTGACAGCGAGAGGTGAATCTCAGAGAATACCTACTGAGATGTTTTTAAGGCACAATATAGAGCATGATTACTTGCTTTTTATGCGTGGTTTTGGAACTAACTCTATAAGTGCAGAAAGTTTGAAAGTGAGGATGATTTAGTCTTGCATTCTTCCTTACTTTAATATAGTATGTTTTATAGAAGATACAGAGAAGAATGTGCAGAAGGTGAACAGAATCCTTCCACACATCAAAACCATGTTAGTTAAACATTGAGAGAAAACTTATGAACAATATCATTACGGTAGCACTGGACGTTACGGCAAACAAATCTGAAGTAGTTCGTAACATTATCAAGAACAACTTTGAGGGTAAAATCTTCCGTGCTGTCAATGTAAAAGCAGACGGCAACATCCGAGAGTATCGTGCTCTTTTGAATGTTAAGAAACACGTCAAAGGTTCTGGTTCAACGACTGCACACAAAGAAAACCTGATGACTATCTATGATATGGGGATGGCCTCAGAATTAGGTGCTGAAGGTATCGTTAAAGAAGGTGCTCCGTATCGCTCTTTCAATCTGGAAACTGCTCTTATGCTTTCCTTTACAAGTGGTTCTAAAACAACTACTTATCTCTTTACTGATGCTGCAACGGTATCTGCTATCAAGGATAACGCTATCAAAGCTGGGGTAGCTGCTGCTGCAAAAGCTTCTTCGATGGCTGCGAATATCCTTGCTAAAGTCCTCGGTTAAGGTTAAGATACAGGCTCCTTCGGGAGCCTTTTTCATTTTAGGAGATTGTTAAATGACATTTAAAGAGTTCTGTCAAGCTACTTTCATAATTGTTTTCTTAGTTGGTGCAGGTGTCTGGGGAGGATACTCTTACAGAGACTATCAAGTTGCTGAAACTGAGCTAAATAATGAGAAACTAATAAGTGTTGCTAAAGATGCTTATCAGGAAGGTTTAGCCACACTCAGCACCAATTACAAAAATGATTTGAAAGATGTGCTTGCTAAGAATAAGCATACAAAAGAGGTACTAACATATGAAAAAACTAAGCCAGAGTTTTATAATGTTTGTGTTACTGATAACTATGTCAGGGTGTTCAACGAACAAAGTGAGCAGTACATTCAAAAACTCCCAAGTAAGTGAGAGTGATAAGTACACACAAGAAGAATCACGGTATATTATCAAAGGCAACACAGGTAGTGATGTAGCAGCAGCACTTGAGTTCTACCGTGACGGATTTTACCAGTGTACAATCAAAGCTAATAACCTTATTGACATGATTTTATTAGGGAATAAGCAGCAATGACAGAGAACGAAGATACTTTCTATGTAGAAGGGTACTTACTGCTACCACGACCAAAAGAAACTTATATGCGGGTTGATTTCTCACCAACCATTATGGATAATGTGATGTGCCATATCTTTATGCAAGGTGTCACAGCACAACTTAAGCATGTTGGTAAAGAGTGCAAAATAAAGGTTGACACTCATCCAGAAATCAAAGAGAATCACTACACATGGTTCTTACCAGACTCTAAAGAAATCTTAGCAGTTCTTAAAACGAGGAAGTAACTATGCAGATTAATGGAAGAGATTTTGTAGCCGTTTACTATGAGAAAGATAAAGAGGTTGGTGTAGCACAAGTGACCTATGGCAACGGTAAGTGGTTATATGGAACAATCGCAGTGGTAGGAACAAGAAGTGATACAAAAACTTTTAAAGATTGTGTTGACCTTCTTGAAGAATCCATCCAGAATCATTGGTGTCTGATATGGATGACTGACAACGAAGTGATAGAACGTTTCAAAAAGATTGATATCAACATCGACAGTATTGAGCATGTTGATTTATATGAACTAACCGAAAAGGTAAGCTATGAAAGCTCTAGAGGTAATTGACAAAGATACTGGAGAAGTCACGTCAGCATGTGTTTTCGTGAGTCACGACACAGTGATACCATTTTACAGCCTCGACAGTTTTAGTTTTACAGGGACAACTCCAGAGGAATACTTTGAAGACCTCACCTTTGCCAGAATCTCTATAGACACATTCTATAAATGCTTCTATGATGAAGGTAAAGAATTACGAGAAACTGAACTATAAGGTATATATTATATGGCTGACTTCTGTAAAGACTGTTCTATCGAAATGTTCGGACGTGATACAGGTGACTTAAAAGGTCTTATCACTGAAGATGACTTTAAAGCTGGTTATGCAATGCCAGTAATCTGTGAAGGTTGTGGGTGTATCTGGGTAGACCACGAAGGGCAACGTGTAAAACCTTCAGAAGATAAAGAATCTTGGGAGAGATGTTAAATGGGTATTGTAAAAATCATCAAAGGTGATATCTTTGACGCATTTGATAAAGGCAAATTTGATATCATTGGTCATGGTTGCAACTGTATGAATTTCATGGGTGCAGGTATTGCAGCAACTATTTCTAAGCGTTATCCAAAAGTGTATGATACTGACACAGAAGTTTACCTGTTTGCAGGTGGCATTCGTCACAAACCCTGTGAAAATTTACTAGGTAATTTCTCTGTAGCACGTTTAAAACAAGGCCGTATAGCTAACCTTTACACCCAACTTCATACTGGTAAAGATGCCCGATACAGTGCTTTAGAGTCATCTTTGAAACAGCTTAACAGATACTGTGAAGTTAACCAGTTGAAGAAAGTTGGTTTACCTATGATTGGTGCAGGTATCGGTGGACTTGACCCTCAAGCCGTCACAGTTATCATCAATCAGGTGATGAAGAGTGTAGATGTTTATCTATATGTCTATGAAGGAGAGATGTACCACAAGTTACTCTCAGGTTGGAAGAACTACTGTGAACCAGAATACTTTGCAGGTGTAGTAGTGTTCACTAATGATGCAGTTACCCTCTTCAGACGAAGAAAAGGTAAGATACATCAAAGTAACCCTCCGGTTGAGAAGATGTCTCTGAGTAACGCTCTAGTTACCCACCTGTCGAAGAGCAATCACAGAATTGCAGTAACATTTGGCAGTGATGCAGATGCTTATATCTATGCAAGAACTGATGAGGATATTGAGTTAATCTTCTCTTCACCAGAACTTACCTTCTTAGACGCAAAGAACTAAGAAACTTCGTAGTATATTCACAATAGACTAAGCCTTTCTTATCTGGTAAATTTTTCAGGTAAGGAGGGCTTTTTCATTTCAGATTTGTGCAGGTAGAGTTCTGTAGAGGAATCTATAGAGAAAATTTTGAACTCCAAAGAGAAAATTCATTTTCAAACTGTGCAGGTAATCTCCAAAGGGTTTTTTCATTTTCAAAACGTGCAGAGAAAAATCAGGTCGGGCAAGAAAAATCATTTTAGAATTGTGCAGGTAGGTGGGGGTAGGTGGGACTGTCGCCATTTCTCACAAGGCTACCACATCTGAAAATAAAAGTCAACAGAAAAATTTGTAGCGGATTGAAAAATAATTCTTGATTGTAGTTCTGTTTTGTGGTAGTCGCGCGCACCCGTTTCATTACAATTTTGCAAAAAATATTTTTAAAAATTTTCTTGACTCTTTGAACTGTGTTATCTAATATTTGCATCAGACGGGGCGACAAGCTCAACAACCTTAAACTAGGAGATTCAAAAATGGCATATCGTGCACCTAAATTCATCAACAAAGACAACTTTCGCAACGCACTGGAGAAGTCACTTGATGAAAATTTTAAAGGTAACATTATCGTTGTTCACGCATTCAATTTTAAGTATGATGTAAACGGGAATAGAATCAACCATTACACGGCAACCATGTTAGATGGTACACTTTCAAGTGAAAAAGCCGTACTAAATGCACTGGCAGGACGTGGAAAGGTATTAGTAAGATGTGATAAGAGACGTTATCAGGGCGGTGCATATGGTTATGATGATGCTGTTTACCATCTTGAAAATATGGGCTATCAAGTAGAAAAAGCTGGAGCATCACAAATCATCGGCAGCGATGGTTATGTAACTATCTTCAAAATTAACAAATAAAGTACTTTACAAGGGGCTTATAGTTCGATAAAGTAAGCCCCAGATAAAGAGCTTTACCACTCAATCCTAAATTGGAGAACTTAAAAATGGCTATTATCAAAAACGTTGTAATTACTGCAAAGACTCGTGATGACGCTCGCGTTATGGCTAAAAAGTTATGCGGGAAAGTGGTTGACAACGGAAAACAATCTGCTGTAAGGTGGGGCGTGAAGGTTGATAAACAGTTGAAGTTAAAAAATTCACCGATAAACCTTTTTACATGTGTAAACACTATCGGGAAGACAAATGTATACACGAAAAAGGCATACATTAGACGCGTAGCATTAACATCCCCCATTCGTACAATGAGAAGTTATGCAAAGCTGAAAATTAACAAATAAAGTACTTTACAGGGGGCTTAAAAGCTGATACCTTAAGCCCCAGATAAAGAGCTTTATCAAATAAAGACCTTAAACTAGGAGATTCTAAAATGAAATTATCAAATCAAGTGCGTGAAAATTTGAGCAAATTACTCAACAAAATTGATTTTATCGAGACATCAAGGAATAGGCATGATGTTATGGAATGGTTACACGGCAAAATAAAAGGTCGTCGTGTAGTGATTTGCTTATGGAACAGTTGCAGGGAGTATAAAAAACCTGTATTACAAGTTAATATATACGATAATACTTTTAAAAGTCCTGTAAAGTCTAAAAGCGATTTATTAGAATCCTATGAGATAACTGTAAATGGCAAAGTATCACGTAAAGAGGAAACACCATGTTAATGACTGGTATCACTGCAATCATTGCCATTTTCGCGCTATATAAGGCATATAAAGCCTATAATCTAGCAAGTAAGGCAATTACGCAGCAGGTTAGTAATAACCTTGTAGAAAGCTTTCTAGGGCGCCTCAGTGATGAGCAAATAAAGCGGCTAGAGATGAGCTTCAGATATAAAGCGAAAACCTATCAGATAAGTGACATCTTCAAAGATAATTTTCAGTTAGTTGATGATTATAATTCTCTGATAAATGCTTTAAATGTCAGTGACTTAAAAGACTACTACGCTGTAATTGTTCAAGAATTGAGCAAACGAAAACAAAACTGTTGACACTGGTTTTTAGATAGATTAAATTACACATCAACGGGGAGGGAATGACCTTCCCCACTAAATAAAGTCCTTAAACTAGGAGATTCAAAAATGTTTTGTGCAGGTGATAAAGTTGTCTGGAATGATATAGATGACGGTTTATGTACGAAAGTTGTTGTTATCTTAGAAATTGATTATATCACTGGTGTTGCAACTGTAGCAGATAATGATATAATCTTTGATGTCTTAATTAGTGAACTGTCAAAATAAAATCCTTAAACTAGGAGATTCTGAAAATGTATACTACTAACAACGGTCGCACTTTAAACGTAACCCTGCGTCACTATGTGAATGGTGTGATGCACTTTGATGATTTACAAGCTGAGCAACACATCTTAAATTGGCAAGTTGCAGGACTCCAAAAAACTGCTACAGGATACGGGAAAAAGATTCCAACCAGTTGGAAAGTATACTACGAAGGACGTTTACGCAGAATTTATCAAGATGTGCAAAGCAATAGCGCATCGAGTTACATTATAGTAAAAGGCAAAAAACTGCATTTAATGTAAAGTACTTTACAAGGGGCTTATAGTTCGATAAAGTAAGCCCCAGATAAAGAGCTTTACCACTAAATCCTAAATTGGAGAACTTAAAAATGGCTATTAATAACCGTGAATTATCAATTTTAAAAGCACGTTTGACCGTTAACCGGATTAATGTTATCACGTCATCAGCACCAGATAAAACACTGCAAAACATTATTGGGAAGATTCAAAGTGTTATCTTAGACGTTGAAAGCGTAAAAAACTCATTGACTGACGTTGCAGCAGGTATCACGCTAGACGGTGCACAACATGAAATGGCCGACATGTTAGGCAAATCTAAGGTAATGAATAAAGAGTTAGATTTGAAAATGTTCCGATTTGCTGTTAAAGTGTGGTTATCTGTCGAGTATGATGCTAACTTTGCAATCGCTGACTTTTTCGCCACTTGGTTGCAGCGTAATTTGGCAAATCACGATTTCCGTAATATCTGCGATGCAATTTATGCAGAACTATAAAAAATTTTTGTTGACACTGATTTTTAGATAGTCTAAATTACACATCAACGGGGAGGGAATGACCTTCCCCACTAAATAAAGTCCTAAACTGGAGATTCTGAAAATGGCTATTATTAATGGTTTAACCATTGAAACTACACACATCAAAGATATCAAAGTTGGTGATATAGTCCTTTCCCACGGCGTAGAAAAAACTGTCACTGCAAAGGATATCAAAGAGGATTCTTTCATGGGTAGGACTCTCTTCGGTGATTCTTATTGCTTAGGCTATCTTGCAGTTTTAAAAGTTGTCAAAAATAACAAATAAAGTACTTTACAAGGGGCTTAAAAGTTGATAACTTAAGCCTCAGATAAAGAGCTTTACCACTAAATCCTAAACTGGAGATTCTAAAAATGAAATGTTATCACGGAACTACTCAAGAAAATTTCCTCAACCTGATTAATAACGGTGATAAGCCATCAGGTGCATGGAATTGTTCGGATATGGACGGCAATTTTTACGTTTATCCAGAAAATAAAATCTATGGCGACGATGCGGAAGAGATAGCATCTGAAGGTATACAACAAGCTCTGGGCAATGCCACTATCACCGCAGCTTTTCAGATGAAAACTCAAAACATTGTCATCTTGGAACTTGATATTCCAGAAGATGAGTTAAATGATGATTATTCTTGTGATAATATGTCGAGTGTGGCAAGTTTTACAGAATATTTCGATTTAAATTGGATTAAAAAGGTTTACATCACTGAATTTAATGCTATGTTTTCGCCTTTTTGTCTTCCTTCACTGGATAACCCAAATTTAAACTATCTTGATAAGTCTCTGGAACTTCTTGCTAAAAGTGTTCAACAGTCCGACAGTATTCAGGTTTTTTGTGACATCATGGACACACTGACAGGAAACATTGCAGAAGAGGATTTAAAGAGCTTTTTCTAAAAACCTATGCAATCACCTTATAAACACTAATCAGCCCCTTGTAGGGGCTTTTAGAGGGCTTAAATCATGCTTACAACCGTTTATCTCATCCTCTCAATTTGTAATGGCCATTCATGTGACTTTAAAGGGCTTGAAGAGTTTACAGGAAGTAAAGAAAATGCTATTCAAGTTTGCCAGATAGCAAGGCAAGACTATCCCGCCAGTGATGATATACAATGTTACTTTAAGACAGAAGATGACGACGGAATCTATTTCGACAGTGTTGACGGTCAATATGAAATTATCATTGAAAAAGACTAGACAAGCCTGATAAAAATCTGTAAATTGTCAATCAACGGGGAGGGGATGACCTTCCCCACTAAATAAAATCCTAAACTGGAGATTCAAAAATGGCTTATGTAACCGTAATTACCGATAAAGCTGGCGCATCTTGGTCAACTCAAGTAAGCGATAAGATGTCACCTATGCAGTGCCTAAAATACTTTGAGCAATGGAACAAAGGCGAGGATGTCAGCCCCTTTCAAGTAATGCAGATTATCCATACAGATAACGAAGGGAAGAAAACTGTTTTGAATAGTGAGTACTACGCAACCAGATTTGAAACGAGATGTAAAGCAATGAAGCTCTTGCGTGAGTCTGGTTATTCTCATATTGCGGCAATAATCTGGGATGACTTGCTAAAAAGTCAGCGTATCAGCTATGTAAAACCTGAAAAAATATTCATCAGTTAATCAATAACTTACAAAAAACTTTTAAAAAAGTGTTGACAATGCCCCTTGACATTGGTAACTTTGTTCGAGGGGGTTTATCTAAAAGGGATTAACTTAAAAGATTCTTTATAGATAAACTTAAAAAATTGCTTGCAATCAGATATCAAAACAAGTAAATTACTAATCAACGGGAGGGATAACCTCCCTACTAAGTAAAGTCCTTAAACTAGGAGTTATCAAGATGGAAAACGTAGAATTGACCACACTTTTACAAATCGCAACCGACAAAGAAAACGTAGCATTATTACACCGCATTGAAAGCGATTTGTTCAATGGTGAAATCATCAAAGAGTCTTATGAAGTTGTAGGATTCAAAGACGGTAAAGCGTTTGGATTCTTTGACCTCGACAAAGGCAACGCTATTACAAATTACGATGTTTTATCTTGTGAGATTCTTACAAAATACAACGAAAAAAGGCTTGCAACATACGCCAACATGCAGTAAATTACTCATCAACGGGGAGGGAATGGCCTTCCCCACTAAGTAAAGTCCTTAAACTAGGAGATTCAAAAATGGCAACTATCCGCGCAACTGTCAATGCTTATGGCTGTTATACTCTGGACGTTAAATTTGATATTGGTGGAACTGATGAGTGTTTTTCATTAGTGAAGACAGTTATCAAGCAAGTTATCCCAGATTATAACCCTACTGATGACTTCTGGAAAGACGCTGTAAAAGAGGCATTAAACGACGAGCATCACTATCATTACTGGGGTGACTTGATTATCTCACTGTACTACAATAAACAAGGTTACAACTAATCGACGCAACGGGGCTAAATAGCCCCAGATACCTTCAAAGCTCCTTCTCATAGGGGCTTTTTTACGTCTTATCGAATCCCTATACAATCCTTTCCCTTTCCTTTCCAGAATCTATCCCATACCTTAAAAGCAATAACTCTATAGTTTACTCTATAACCTCTTATCAAATCAACTTAAATATAAGCCCATAACCCGAAAGGGAAGGGCAACCACTAAAACGCTCTATAAAGCTCTATAACAGCCTTATCAATATAACTTAAGGGATTGCATTAACTCACCCTAAAAAGCTCTTTACAGGGCTTTATAGAGGCTTAAAAGAATCTTATAAGGTTATAAGCTTTATTATCTCGTTAGTATTCTTGTGAACTACTAAAAAGGGCTATGAGATAGGAATCTATCGAATCCTATTGTTAGTGTCTTAAAAGTATGTTATAGGGGCTATAAAGTTGCTTCAAAGTTACGTAAAAGAAGCTATAAAGTTACGTAAATGCTAGCCCCCTTAACATTTTCTTAACAAATTCTTAACAATCCCTACATAGTTATGCTTTTAAGGCACTTGTTAGCAACTTGTTAGCCCCTTGTTAAATCTCTGTTAAAACCACGTAAAAGCCTTGTAAGAGTCTTTGACATAGCCTTAAAAGCTCCTGTAAAGCTCTATAAAAAGGTGTCTGTACAGTTGGGGTGTAATTACTAGGAAGAGGCTTAAAAGGGCTTATAAAGAGCTATAGAGAGCTTTTAAGAGGTATGTTTAGAGAATCACTAAGAGGGAGAGGGAACGATAAGAAAAGAGTAGTGACCATGTTAATAGCTTGTTAAAAAGATTAAATACTTGTTAGAAACTTGTTAATTATCTTAACAAAATAACTCTTTAAAATTAACTAATTGGTATTGTTATGAGGATGCTTCATCCGAATCATCTACCAATCCCTGTTAGCTCTTATTAGTCATCTGTTAAGATTCTGTAAAGCCTATGTATCAACTGTTAAGAAACTGTTACAGCCTTGTTAGTTCTGTTAAGAATCTGTTAAGACCTTTGAAGAGTTGTTAAGAAGATGTGAGAACTGTTAAGAGATTGTTAAGGATATTTTAAAATTTTGCAAAGTACTTGTAAGGGAGCTGTTAAGGGCTACCAAGCAGATATACACCCTAATCAGATATTTTTGAGTCCCTTCAAAGACCCTAAAAAATGACTTGATAGTCCTATTTTATAAAAATTTTAAAATTCTGAATAATTACCTATACAGTCTTTTAAAAATACAGGCATAAACAGGCTTATAAGATACCTTGTTAGTACCGTGTTAGACCTTGTGAGATAAGGTCTGTAAAGATATTCCTGTTAAGTTTGTTAAAACAGTCTATATAGAGGCTTAGTATTTCCTAGTGAACACCTATAGAGGGTATCATAGCTGACATAGAGATTAAGAGGTGTATAGGGGCTTCTAAGAAGGTGTAGAGAGATGGTTAAGGTGATTGTATAGGTTGTTAAGAAGGTTTGTTAGAGGGCTTGTTAGAAGGGTTATACAGAGGGCTATTAAGACCACTAGATAGTTACTAAGATACTATATAGTACTATATAACTATATAGAGAGTAAGATTAAGAAGGTTGCTAAGAAGGATAGATATTTTATTCACATATGATGGTGACCCAGAGGTTGGGACAACCGATAAAATTTTATAAAAATTAAAAAAGCCCCCAATTAAGGAGGCTCTTAAGATATTTTAAATCAGTGTTTCCAGAACTGTTTTTAGTGATGACTTGGTTGTCTGATAAAAATGAGTAAAGCCGTTGTTGTTATCAAATACCTGCATCATGATATCATCTCCCTTGATTGGGTACACTCGGATATCATAGTGAAAACCATTAAAGACACAAGAGCCATTACAGAATGAACTAAAATCATCCACTGAGATATACTCTTCATGTCCTGTGATTTTTATACAGATACCTTTACTCGGTCTCTTAGGATTAATATCTTCCATCACAGACATATTCTGTCCACCAAGAGATACCATAGTGACCACTTTACGGTTCTTCTGTCTAAAGTACATTTTAACTTTCTGTAAAGTGTCTTCATAGAACGGATAAGACTTCTCTACAAAGATTCCTTCAAGTGGCTCTTTACCATTTTGAACCTCTCTGTAACCCCGTACTGCAAAGATAATTTGTTCTAACCTATTAAGGCTTTCTTCGTAGAGTGCTCCACGAATATCATTCCAGTCAAGTACTAAGTAGTTACCTTCAACTTCTTTTAAGTTATCTTTTTCCATATCTATCACACCATTATCGTAAAACTTGGTAAGCTGGAACTGCGAACTTGTTGCCGTTGTTCTTAATGAGGTCTTCTTCTGTTACTAAGAATGTAATCCCACATAAGTGTGTGTGGTGGCTATCATACTCAAATATTTTAAGTAAGTATTTACCATCGTGATAAACAGATTCTACTACACCTTTTGCAACAACCTTTCCAGTCTTGAAGTCTTTAAGAGGGTATGTATTACCAACTTTAGGGACTGTTTTCACTTCAGGTTCTTTTAGCTTCTCACCAGCTTCTACATCACCTAGTAAGTGAGAACTCTCAAACGCTACATATTGCATATAAGCCTCTGAGCATTCCCAGATAAAACAATGTACAAGAACCTTAGCAGCATGTCTTGAGCAGTTCAACTTATCACAAATCTCTATGTACATTTCATGTTTAGTTGAATTGTTAAGCATGGCTTTTTGAACGACTTCTTTAATTTTCATAAGCTCTCCGAATAACCCTATTAAGCATCTCTAAAGTCAGCTTTCCAGATTCTAAATGTGGCATAATGAGCTTTAAAGCTTCTTCAACATCATGCACAACATCTATTATACCTTCTTCATAGGCTTCTACAAGGATATCTTTTACACCGATATAGCCTTCATTGATGAGGATTTGCATATCAAAATCTTTCGATTGCTTGTTTAACTTACCTCTCCAATACCCATCAGCATTAAAAGATATCACTTCGCACTCTTTAAAATCCATATCATCTGCATTGAATGGAGTAATTATTGTGCATTGGATTGGATACTCTACACCAGTGTCGTCAACATCAAAGACCTTCACAGAAGTGAGTGGTTTCTTTGTTTTAGAGCAATAAACTGTCAATCTTTTACCAATAAGCTCTTTCATTTCGCTACCTTCTAAGTTTCTACAAAGGGGCTATCAAGTAACCCCTAAGTTATTACTCAGACTTTTCAGTCTTCTTATCGGATTTCTTACTAGTCTTCTTCTCAGCTTTCTGCTCAGGTTCCTTCTCAGAAGTTGCCTTGATAACCATATCAAGAAGCTCTGATAAGTCACTCTTCAGTAAAGTAACAGGCTGCTCATTGTAGAAGTTTTTGTCAAGATAAACTTTAAACTCTTCTATAGAAGGAAATCCAAAAATTGGTACAGGTGTCTTAATCATTACTTAGTCTCTCCATAGGCATCTTTCAAGATTGCCTTGTTAATCATTTCAGCGATTGCAAAACGAATACATACAGCTATAATTGTAGGTTGCATTCTTTACTTACCTCTTCAAGTTTACCCTCAGAGTCCTTAAGTCGTTTCTTATGAACTCTGAACCTCATTAGTGAGATGATAATACCAGCTAAAGGAACAGCATACAAGTACCAAACATCATGTAGCTTTGCAGTAATCTGTGTAATTGTCAAATCTTGAGCTATGCAGCTAATTGCTGATACTGCCAGTAACATTGCTAAGAAGAACGCAAGTACCATAACAATACTTAGACAACCTCTGGCATGGTGTTCATGCTTAATGCACTTATTCTTTTCATCAACAACCCTGTTGTAGTCGTTTGTAAAGTCTCTGTAGAAAGCTTTCAAGTATTCTTGACTGTAGCCTTCAAAGCAACCCGTACCGTACCAATAATCACCACCAAAATGTGCTATGATACCAGTATCTCCATTTGGTTTTGTCACTCTTAAAGAAGTGTGATGTCGAGTATCCTGATAATCTATCTTGTATCTCTCTTCGTAAATCATTTTCCAACCCCTCTCAATCGTTTGTTCCATTCAAGGTCAACAAATCTTTGCAGAACTTTCCCTCTAGGTGTTACGCCTTTTAAATCTGCATCATAGCAATGGTAAAAATCACCTTCGGCGTGTTTACCATAGCATTTTCTGATATTCTGGCTTCTGCGATACTGTTCTAACAGGGACAGTTTGTAGTAATCTTCAACTGTAGTTAGTTTTTTCATTCTTTCACCACGTATCTTCTCAAGAAACTAAAAAGGGAACTACCTCTCGATAGCTCCCATCATAGTTAATGTTGTATATTCGGTCAAGAGTATTTTTTAGGCAGTAATGCACTGCGCTTGTTGCTCTCTTCACTCAATAGTGCGATAAACTCATCACCTTTCCCTTTCCACGGGCTGAATGTAGGGATGTGCTCTCTGATAGCATCAATCACTGTTTTCAGGGCGTTGTTCTTTAACCACCAATCAGATACCGCTGAAGCTACAATGTAGTAAGCACCGTCATCTGTGAAGATTGGCTCAGAGATACATGGTGAAATCATAGTGGTAATGATAGAACCATTATTCATGTAGTATGTTCTTTTTTCAACCTTATCAAGAAGCTTATGAAGGTCTGCAAAGAGACTCACCACCTCTTTATGGTCAATATCTTTTTCAAGATTTGCTCTATATTTCAATAGTGCAGCATCGACCTCTTTGTCATTGAATTTGAAGTATTGAACTTCTTCATTCACACATACACTGATGTTGTTGGTGTTTATCGTCAATTTGCACAGTTTGACTGGAGAGTTAATGTTGGTCTGAAAAAGTGCTACACAGCCTTCTACATTCCCGAAATGTTTGACTAATGTAACTTCTGGTTGGATGTGCTCATGTTCTTCTGACATTATAGTTTCCTCATTAAATACTTTTTAAGTTGTGTGTTAGGTTTCTCAAAAACTTCTATAGAAGATATCTTGACAGACTCACCACGCATACCTGTATGTTTAAATATGTAATACTCTAACATCCCTATGTACTTTGCTGGTAAGTCATGTTTGACATACACTGTTACAGAATCTTCAAATTCAACAACCTTTGTACCATCCTTGTAGTTAAACTCTCTAGGGTGGTTGTAGTTATCAATGTCATACATTAAAAAGAGTCTTTTCCGTTGCATGTCAAGCTTATTGGTTAAAGACTCTTTAATATCTGAGAAGTTTTTGTACACTGTGACATGGAGCTTACTCATCGTTAAACTCTCTGACGAAGAAATAGTTGACTTTATTATTACCTACCATAAGGTCAAAGCAGGTATTCTCAAAAGGTTTGTTGTAGGCATCGTATGAAGTGTACGTATCAGCTACTTGTTTAGTATTGAGCTTTTTACTTGATGGGTTTAAGAGGCCACCATACAGCTTCTTGATAGCCTCTTCTACAACAGACCAGATGATTTCGTCAGTAATTTCTTCGTACAGGTCAAGTTCACGCTCTAGTGAGAAGTCACAAATAGGGAAGATAACCTGTACTTTGCTCATTAACGAATAACCTGTGAAACTTGAATTGCTTCAGTTACAGACAAATCACCAACTTTCTCTTCTTTGATGAAAGTAAAGGTGAGTTCAACAGGTTCTTGCTCTTCTTGCTCAACTGGAATACCGTTAAGCTCATCAAAGATTGATTGGGTAGTCCAGTCTTCTCCACCATCTGGATAGTGGATGGCATAAAGAGGAAACTCTAAATTATACCAAGCAAAAACAGGACAACCGTCTGCATCATCTCGGCATCTGTGGAGGTACGTATTTGTACCTTCAAAATGCAAATGAAGATTGCCATTCTTCTCAAATAGAAGAGCATCTCGCAGGTCTAGTTCCTCATTTTCGCTGTAACGACTGACATCAACTTTAACGTGGATATGACTGTTATTATTCATAAAAACCTCTCTCTGCTTGTTCGATTTTTGCTCTTAAAGTTTCGCAATGCTGTAAATGGTAGTTAGCTTCTTGTTCATGTGTTGCTAACTGCCTTTCAAGAACAGTTTTATAGTAACCTGCAAGTTGCTCTTTTGTCAATGGGTGCTCTGAAATAATATCAAGTCCACTTTCACCAAGAGGATTGAATTGTCCATGCTCATTGACATTGTAAGTCTCAAACTTGAACATACCATTGTTCACAGACTCAATAGGTGACAGTTCAACAAGCTCTACAGTAAACCGTGTATACACCTTGTCGCCTCTTGAAACTACATTGTTTCCAATGATGCGTACAAGCGAACCATTACGAGTGTATTTAAAAGTCCCAAAATCACTAGCCCAAAGTTTCATAGTTTTCTCCTTAGAAAATAAAAAAGGCTCCCGAAGGAGCCTATGAAGATATTACTTTGGATATACACTGTCAAGATAAATGTCAGCTTCCATTCTACGTCTGTTTTTCAAGCCGTTTGAAGTGACCTTCTTACCTTTGACTGTAATCTTGTTCCACCACTGCATAGCTTCTGCACAACCTACCTTATTACCAGCATTGTGGCGCTTGATAAATGTAGAATCCTGCATAGCTGTGATACCGATGTTGTATGTTTCACTTACAAGTGCATCGAACTCATTCTGAGAAGTTGGAACCTTGATAGCTTTGTTCACTGCTGCAACAAACTTTTCAACATCTGCGAGAAGATACTGTTCAGCTTGTTCAGCCGTGATTTTCATACCCATCTTAACAGGTTTCCCGTCAATACGGATTGTCCCATACCCGATTGTTGGGATTCCGGCAGAGTCTTCGTAAGCCTCTAACTTCAGACCTTCGAAGAACTTAATAGCATCTAAACCTTTTCTTGAGAGTTGCATTACGCCTCCCCTGCTGGGTTAACTGTAACTGTTGCTGCATTAGATGTTACAGAGCCACCTGCGCCAGTCACTACACAGGTGTAGCTTCCTGCATCAGCAGCGGTTGCACCTTCTTTGGTGTAAGTTGCAGCAGTTGCATCTGGGATGACTTCCTCACCTTTCTTCCACTGATAACCTGTCGCACCTGTTGCCACAACATTCAGTGTTAAGGTCTCACCTTCAGTGATTTCTTGATTGGTTGGTTGCTGAGTGATTACCGGAAGTGCATTCACAGTAACTGTTGCAGGGCTAGAAGTAACAGAACCACCTGCACCTGTTACAACGCAAGTGTATGAACCTGCATCTGCTGGCAGAGCACCAGACTTGCTATAGGTAGCGTTTGTCGCTGAAGGAATGTCAGAGCCATCTTTCTTCCACTGGTAACCTGTCGCACCTGTTGCAGTAACTGCTAAGTTGATGTTTCCACCTTCATTAATAGTCTGATTAGAAGGTTGCTTGGTAATCACAGGTAGTGCGTTCACAGTAACTGTTGCTGCATCTGAGGTAACACTTGTTCCACCCTCTCCAGATACAACACAAGTGTATGAACCAGCGTCAGAAGGTGCTACTGACTGTTTTGTGTAAGTTGCAGAATTGGCACTAGGGATATCCTCACCATCCTTCTTCCACTGATATCCAGTGGCGTTAGTTGCTAGAATGCTTAGAGTAAGTGTGCCACCCTCATTGACTGTTTGACCTGTTGGTTGCTGAGTAATTGCTGGTGGCTTAATAGCATCCTTCAACTTAGCATTCAACATTGAGAACGGCTTAACTCTTGCCAACCATTCACAATACACTGTGTCAACGTCTTTACCATTGATGATTGCATACTGTAAATCCATGAAGAAATCAGCAGTCCTCATCTGTGCACCAACACTGTAAAGGAGTTCATCACTAAAAGGAACTTTGTAGTCTGGTTTGTAGTCAAACTTCGCAACCTCTGCAATATCAGCTTCAGGCCAATATGAGCTATAGGTTAGCGGTAAAATAGCTTCTTGATATGTTCTAAAATCATATCTCTTACCAGCCTTTACATTTGCAACGAAACCTTTTACAAATTCTTTGAAGTCTGGGTAAGTCTTTGCTTTAATCATTTCTTTTTAGCCTCTAAACGTGCGTTTAATCTAAAATAGCCTTTATGTTGTGGAGACACATCACTAACAACAATACCTTCAACTTTATAGCCCTTACCAATTACATACTGGATATCCATAAGAAACGTACCAAGCCCAACAATGTGGAACATTGGGTATAGTAACTTATCTGAATCTGGGAGTTTAATTTCTGGTTTATAGGTAGGTTGTTCGGCAGTTGGTGTAATATCTTCTTCAGGCCATTTGCTAAGTCCCCATGTTAAAGGTGATGCAATAACATCGTTAAGATTATATCTCTCACCTTTCTCCACGGAATTAATATAGGATTGTAGGAAGCAATAAAAGTCTTTTGCACTCTTAGCCTTCATTAAATATCCTTATAAATAGATAAAGGGGCATTAGCCCCTGTTTATACTTAAGCTTTGGTCTTAAGTAGGTTCTTAAGTTTTTTGAGATTCATGCTCTCGTCAAACTTAAAACCAAATCCATTGACATAATCAATGAACTCGGATTTCTTACTAAGTGATAGTGCGTAACTCATATCAAAGTTATTACTTGTTTCTGCGTCTGGACTAGAGTTCACATCAAATGAAATCTCTGTAGGCTCTTGCTTGCTACTTCTCATATTATCAATCAACAGACAGGTATAGTTCGCTGGATAGAAGTTAACACTCCCATCAACATACCCATACTTATTATTATGAATAAGGTTTGAAAATACCTTAAGAAATGTTTCTGAGTCGTGGCATACAAGTTTGAATTGACTGCATTCTCCAAGAGCCACTAAAGAGTAAGGACTCTCACTATCAATGTCATAGTTTGGATTTGATGTTGTAACCGTCACACGCATCAAGTTATTAGCAATAGTCTTCTGTTTAAAAGAATTTTGAACATAGTGAAGACCTCTATCACACTGATTGACTAGCTCTTTAAGTAGGTCATTTGCATATGGTGAATTAATTGATACAGAGCCATCACTATTGTAATTAAAACTTACTGTTAACATTTTTCAGTTCTCCTGCGATTTATAATTTTGCTGCAATAGAGAAACGAAGTAAACTCACTGGAAGAAACCATTAAGTGTTGTTCACTAGATTGAGCCATTGCCCTGAAATACATTCCAGTCAAAGCATCATAGTGACTATTCTTTCCAATTGAGGTTATATAGCCATGACTCTTTGCAGTTTGATATAAATCTATAATATCTGCGATTTCTAATTGGGAACTACACATAGATAATCCTCTTGTCTTCTGTAATTTTGAAAGAACAGGTACAGACCAATTTCAGAGGATGAATAGTAGATTAACTCTACCCTTTTTGATTCCTTACAGTGATTGGTATTCTTACCTTTCTTCGGTTTATTTGATTTTCTCATTAAGTCTCCTTTGTAGAACAAGGCAGACCTACAGCTTTAAGTAAGATGGTACAGTAATCCATACAACAAGTCAAGAACTATTGCAAGTTAAAAAAGTTGTTGACAAAGTACTTGACAAGGTGTAGGCTTATAAATACTTAGAAGATAACTTAAAAGGTTCCTCTAAAAAGGCTATTTAAACAGATATCTTTCTGGATATCTATCTTTTATCTTAAAAGCCTTTTAAGAGGTCTTATAAGAGGCATACCAATGAAAAACAGAACAAACAAAGGCCAGTTTAAAAAAGGCCAATCTGGAAACCCATCTGGAAGACCAAAAGGCTCTCGTAACAAAAGCTCACTTGTAAAAGCTCAACTGACCATTGATAATTCTGCTGAGTTTGCTGCAAAGTTGTTTGAGGCGATTGTTACAAGGGACGCTGCTAAGCTTGCAGAGTTCGGGTTAAACACAGACGATGTAACCATCAAGAGTATGATTGAGGTCGGTAAAACTATCATGACTCACTCAGCAGGTGAGATGAAAGCCATTGCAGCAGACACTAAGAAGACTCCTGATAACGGTGGTCAGTCTCAGACAGATAACAAACCAACGTTCTCTGCTGTTGCAACCCTCAAAAAATAATTTTAAAAGATGTTGACAGACTCTATAAAGTTACTCTAAAGTCTGTCACATCAACAAACAAAATGAGAGAAGAGAGAAAAATATGAGCGAATTATTTAAACATGCGCACCTTCATGCAGGTCGAACTGAAAATGGTGCTGTAAACCATACTTCATCAATGTCTGCTCTTGTAGACTTTTACAAAGCTGCTGGTTCAAGCCGTAGCAATGTAGAAATCTTACCAGACCTGTTCTACAAAGCTTTGCGTGAGGATGTTGATGTTGCAGTTCGTATTTTACTGCATATGCGAGATGTACGAGAAGGTATGGGTGAGCGTAAAGCCTTCAGAACTGTTTTGCTTCAAGCGATTGAAGATAAAGTTTTAGAGCCTACACAGGTTCTTCGCATTATGGATAAGATTGCAGAACTTGGTCGTTTTGATGACTTCAAAATCTTCGTAGGTACTCGTTTCGAGACAGATGCCTTCAAACATTTAGAAGCAGCATTACTAGACCCTGCAACAGCAGGTTTGGCAGCTAAGTGGTTACCACGAGTCAAACCACGTCATAAGCAGTTTGTAAAACGTTTCTGCAAGTTTGCCAACTTGAGTGAGAAAGAGTACCGCACACTGTTGTCTGCACTATCTGATACAGTCGAGCAAAAAATCTCTGCTAATGAGTTTGGTAAGATTGACTACAGTAAGATTCCTTCACTTGCTGCTGCACGTTACCAAAAACTGTTTAACCGCAAAGATGGAGAACGCTACAAAGCTTACATCGAGTCCTTATCAAAGGGTGAGACTAAGATTAATGCTGGTGCTGTTTACCCATACGATGTGATTAAATCTGTTAAGTATGGTAATGCAGATGTTGCTAATGAGCAGTGGAAAGCACTACCAAACTGGATGGCAGAGGGTGAAAACATTCTATGTATGTCTGATGTGTCAAGTTCAATGTATTGGGTGAATTTTGGCTCCATTACTGCTCTGGATATTGGTGTATCACTTGCCTTGTATGTAGCAGAACGCAATACAGGTTGCTTTAAGAATGAGTTGATGGTTTATTCAACAAACCCTCACTTCATCGAACTGAGTGGTGATTTACGAAACCGTCATCGTCAGGTGATGCGACACGTTGAATATGGCTCAACTAACTTACAAGCTGCTTTTGACCGTATTCTTGAGACAGGTAAAAGAAACAACTTGACTCAGAAAGATATGCCAAGTAAGCTTATCATCTTCTCCGATATGGAGTTCAATCAGGTTGATGGAGCTAACGGTCGTACAAACTTTGAAGCAATTCAGAGTAAGTACAAAAAAGCTGGATACGAAATGCCACAACTGGTATTCTGGTACTTAGCAAACCGTAATGGTACTTGCGAAGTGTCTGTTAAGGATAACGGTGTAGCAATGGTATCTGGTTTCTCTCCAGCCACTTTAAAAGCTCTGCTTGGTGGTGAGAAGTTTGACCCAATCAGCGTAATGCTCAAAGCAGTAATGATTGACCGTTATATCTGGTAAAAAGTTTTAAAAAGGGTATTGACAATGTGTTTAATACCCTTTAATATGTTCTACATAGAAACGAAATGAGAGCTTTTCTAAGATACTGAAAAATATTTTAAAAAGTTCTTGACAATCACTAAAAAATAATGTTAAAGTGGTTACATAGAGTTTGAAAAGTTTATCTCTGTTTAGCTCAGCTTGGTAGAGCGTTCCGTTTGGGGCGGTAAGGCCGGAGGTTCAAGTCCTCCAACAGAGACCAAATTAATGTTCCAGTAGACAAAATGGTATAGTCACCACTCTTTCAAAGTGGATATTTGAGGGTTCAAATCCCTTCTGGAACGCCAGTTTTGACAGAAGACCAATTACAGCAAACTTAATCTTATTCATCTGAAGGTAAATCGGACAAAGAAGAGATTTGGTCTGGTCATTAAGAATTGCGGGTATAGAGAAAGGGCGTCTCACATGTCTCATTAGCATGGTATCGGCAGGTTCGACTCCTGCACCCGCCTCCAAATTTACAGAAGACCGTTTACAGCAAATTTAATGAAATTTTTAGCGGAAAAAATTGAAAGATACGGTCTGGTAATACTAAACATGGTTAGGAAGCACATAAGGTATGTGCGGTCGCCTGTTAAGCGAATGGCACAGGGTTCGAATCCCTGACTAACCGCCAAATTTAGGAGAGAAGCGATTGCTCACCGATTTGTAAGGTGCAAGTCCTTATCCTGAATATAAATTAAAATGTGTCGTTATCCCGTAGATGGTAGCGGTGGGGACTGTAAATCCCTTGTCATTGAGACTCGGTAGGTTCGACTCCTACACGGCACACCAATAAAGGCTATGTAGTTTAACTGGAGAAAATACTCCCCTGTCACGGGAGATGATGTGAGTTCAAGTCTCATCGTAGCCGCCAACTTATAATAAGTATTTCAAAATGATGTTTTGAGAGGGCTATTTAGCCCCTCCCTTAAAGGGTTCTTACGAGTATTCTTTAAAGGAGCAGAAGACCAAATTCAGCAAGTTACTTAAAATTTCAAGCCAATTTAATTTTGAAAAATTTAAAACTTGGTCTGGCTCAACAAATTTACAGAAGACCGTTTACAGCAAAACTTAAACAATCTATTTCTCGGTAAAGAAAAGGCGAAGGTTCGATTCCTTCACTCGGCAGATGTCGAGTTGGTGTAATGGTAGCACTTAAGATGATAAACAACGGTCTGGTAATTATCTTTGTAGATAAGTTATTAAGCTTACCTGTGAGTATGCGACCACAAAGGGTGAAAGGGTAAATTCTAGATTTAAACCCAAAAAGGCACATCGCTACAGACCTTAAGCAAGTCTGGGTAGCTTATCTACAAAGATAATTTAATGGAAGTGTAGCAGAATGGTGATGCGGCAGACTTTTAATCTGACAGGCGATGGGTTCGAATCCCTCCACTTCTACCAATATGGTTCAGTCGCAGATAAGGTAATGCAAGGGTCTCATAAGCCCTATGAATGTGGGTTCGATTCCCATCTGAACCTCCAAGCTGGTATAGTTAAGAAGGTTATAACACTCCCCTGATAAGGGAACATCGGTGGTTCGATTCCACCTACCAGTACCAATTTCAATAAAGTTGTTGACATTGAGATGTGACTACTTTATACTAACCTTAGTTTTCGTTGCGTAGCGTCTATTTTGCAAATTTAAAATAAATGCAAACGACAATGTTTTTCTGGCAGTAGCTTGATAGGCTAAACACCAGTGAGGTCTTCCAATCCCTCATCAAAGAATTTGGCGTACTCGCCCACGGTATGATTAATAAGGTGGGCATCTTTAAGGGCTTTCTAAGAGAGTCTTTAAAGATAATTACGGGGCGTATCTCAGCGGTCTTCTAAACCGCCGTTAACCGAGTAAGTGGAGTATGCGGGTTCGAGTCCTGCCGCCTCGACCAATTTAGTTAGCAGATTACTTAGACGACCTAAGCGGGTCTTCCTGTAGGGAGGTGGTCTGTATCTCATGTTTTCCAGAACATGTAAATAATCTGAGAAGGGGCTTTACAGTGTTGAGATAATACGGTGAGCTTCGAATTATAGTATGGGACGATGTTAAGACTCTAAGGCATGAGCAACGGCCTCCAAAACCGTTTCAAAGGGGTTCAACTCCTCCGTCCCATGCCAAAGTCTTATTAGGGGTAGGTAGCGGCTAATGGCAGCCAAACAGTCTTGAAAACTGTTGCCACTGTAGAGATACGGTGAGGGTTCGACTCCTTTACTTACCGCCTAATAAGATTTTACACCGTCCATGCTTGCTCGCATTTTCGGTTTATCCCTCGTGTTGTCGTACACACTGATAAAGCACCTAGTAGGTGTCACGGAGAAGAGATAATATCAAGCTCTCCAAAGGTTCTAGTCACCAGATTAAACAAGACTATGCAAAGACCTTTTTAGGTCTTTTTAGAGGGCTTCTAAGGTTATTACAGCTTGTTGTGGAACCTTGTTGCTTAGGTTCTTAGAAGTTCTCTAAAAAGGTTTAATGGGAGATTGACACATGGCACGTAGCAGTTTGACTAAAGATATTCTTGAGCCTTTAGTAAAGGATTCAGTATCATTCAGAGAAGTACTTATTAAGCTTGGGAGAAAACCAGCAGGTGGTTCTCAGTCACATCTAAAGCGTGTTATAGAGAAGTTTGAAATAGACACTTCTCATTTCCTCGGACAAAAGGCTGGTAAGATTAAAACTGTACCAAAAAGAAAGCCTGAAGAAATACTAATTCTACGTGAATCTGGTGAAAGAGCTAGGTCTTCACAACTAAGAAGAGCTTTAATAGCCTCTGGTGTCGAATACAAATGCTCTAAATGTGGTCAGTTACCGTATTGGTTGGATAACCCTCTAACTCTTGATGTTGACCACATTAACGAGAACTGGTTAGATGATAGAAAAGAGAATCTTCGGTTCTTGTGTCCAAATTGCCACAGTCAATTCTCAAGACATTTGATTTAATGCACCTATAGCCCAACTGGTAGAGGCAGCAGACTTAGAATCTGCTCAGTGTGAGTTCGAATCTCTCTAGGTGTACCAAATTAATGCAGGTGTAGCAAAATGGTTATGCGGCTGACTCTTAATCAGTAAGATGATGGGTTCAATTCCCTCCACCTGTACCAAACATTGGGGATGTAGTTTACATGGTTAAAACATAAGTTTTGCAAACTTAAGTACAGGGTTCAATTCCCTGCTTCTCCACCAATTAGTGCATCCATAGTTTAAACGGGAAAATTACAGTCTTCCAAACTGAGGTTGAGGGTTCGATTCCCTCTGGATGCTCCAAATTAATGCTGCTTTCGTATAATTGGCTATTACACATCCCTTGTAAGGATGGAGATGCGGGTTCAAGTCCTGTGAGCAGCACCAATTCAGAGGTCAAGTGAAAGACCGCTTTGAGTCAACTGAAGACCGTAACAAATTCCACGGAGTTGAGTTAGCGGCACAACTTCAGACCTCTTTCATACTCGCTTAGTTTATATGGTAAAACATCACCCTTACAAGATGAAGAAAAAGGTTCAAGTCCTTTAGTGAGTACCATGTTCCAGTATCCCAATTGGCAGAGGATGCAAGCTCAAACCTTGTATTAGTGACGGTTCGAATCCGTCTTGGAACACCAATTTTGCAGGATTAGTTCAAATGGAAAGAGCAACAGTCTACGAAGCTGTTAATAGGGGTTCGAATCCCTTATCCTGCGCCAGATAAAAAGGTGATACTATGCAAACATTAACAGTAGTTGAACATGAAAACTGTGAGAGTATTGAGTTTGTCAGGGTCATTGGTGTTGAACACCACATTTTCTTAAAAGTGGGATACTTATGTGACCCCGCTAGAGTAGAAAGATTTATACGTGATTGTTTTGGTGGTAGACATCTGAAGAGTGTTATTTTTGAGACAGTTTTACCAGAAGGTTTAGAAACGAATAATAACATTTACCTCCTTACGAGGATTAGACAATGAGATACTTAAAGTATGCTTCATGGATTTTCTTAGCTTTGTTAGAGCCATTTGCAGCAATCTTAGCAGTTATCTTAGCACCTTTTGTAGTTCCATTCTACAGTGAGAAGAAAGGACACTTGCCTTTCGGGTTCAGATGGATGGAGACTTATGACAACCCAATTGATGGTGATGCAGGTCATATCAAACGATGGGCTAAGATTAGAAAGATTGGTAAGCTTGGTGTCTATATGCAGAGAGTCGGATGGCTCTGGAGAAACAAAGCTTATAACTTCTCTTACCATGTATTAGGAAGAGATGTAAAAGATGTTACTAAGTGGAAAGGTAATATCAACGTAAGTTCTGACCCTGAAGATAATCAGACTGGTTATCTCCTAATGTGGAACAGTAATGCTTGGGGGTTATTCGCTTTTATCCCATCAATTAAAATCTTTGGTAAACAATTTTACTGGAGAATTTATATTGGATGGAAACTAAAAAGTGTTGTCCCAGAAGAAAGAGCATTCTCAAGGGAAAGAGTTATGTTGGCATTCTTTATTCATCCACTGAGAAAGTAAAGATTTAAAGGGGATTAGTTTACAAGGTTAAAACCTCGGTCTTTGAAATCGAAGAAGTTGGTTCAATTCCAACATCCCCCGCCAATGCTCCATTACTCCAATTGGCAGAGAGGCCAGACTTAAAATCTGTGTTATGTATCGGTTCGAATCCGATATGGAGTACCAAATTTAGCGGTATAGCATAACTGGCAATGCAGCAGTCTCTGAAGCTGTCTTATTAAGGTTCAAATCCTTATGCCGCTGCCACTTCTAAGGATTCTTACGAGAGTCCTTAAATGTGGCCTTATCATAAATGGTAATGACCCATGCTGTGAACATGGTCTATACGGGTTCAAATCCCGTAGGTCACCCCAATTTATAGTCCAAGTAGCTTATATGGTTAAAGCGCGTGTCTGAAAAACATGAGAAGAGGGTTCAAATCCCACTGGACTACCAATTTCAAAGGTGCTTAATGAAAGAGATGACAGAACAAGGTAAGGAGATTTTTAATCTCTTAAAAACTGGTAAAGGGTTTTCTAACCCCCTTATTACTGGTGCAGCAGTTCTCGGTGGAACCGTAGCTGCCTCTACATCACTTGTAAGCTCTATTAGTTCTGTATCAGACCCTACAGTAAAAGATAAGCTTGTTGCTGCTGGACTTACAACAGTTCTGCTTAACAGCTTTACCACGAGTCTGACAAGCACTACATCAACTACCAAAACACTGACAGATTACGGTCAAAAGTCCATTGATGAGTTTTCATCACGTATGCAGGTAGCAAAAGGTTATTCTAATGTTATGGGTGCAGCAGGTGAACAAGTTGGCTGTACACCATTTAGTGGTATTATGGGTGTTGCTACAGAGTATGGTCAAAAAGCTATTGATACGATTAACAGTGCACTAGACG